TTTCCGGTACAGGTTTTTCGGGTAATGCGGGAATAAGTCAAATTTCTGCTACAGAGAATCCTACTGACAAGCAAAGAACTGGTACAGCTACAATCATTCAGAATGAGAGTGGAAAAACAGCAACCATTTCTTTAAGTCAAGCTGCATCTGTTATTACTTATGAAAATACGATCACAGCCAATAAGACAACTCTTACTTTTGCTGCAACGGCAGGTGATCAAGTGGTCACAATCACTTCTACCAGACAAAAGAAGCTGAACGGTAAGAATAGTGGTTCTCCAACTACCGTAAATACTACAGGAAAGGTAACCGGTACGGGTTTCTCTTTGAAAACTCAATCGGGAGCAAATTATACTGTTTCCGCCACTGAAAATACAAATGAGACTACCGGAAGAACAGGAACTCTTGTTGTGACACAAGAAGGGTCGGACGCAAAATCAATTACGATTAATTTAAGTCAACCTAAAGCAACCGTTGCTTATACTTATAATTTGACTTCAAACCCTTCAAGAGTGGAATTTGTTGCTACGGGTGAAACAAAAACTCTTTCTATTTCTTCTACAAAACAAAAGACGGTAAATGGAAAGAATAGTGGTAGTCCTGTGGCTGTGAATTATACTACGACAGTTTCCGGTACAGGTTTTTCGGGTAATGCGGGAATAAGTCAAATTTCTGCTACAGAGAATCCTACTGACAAGCAAAGAACTGGTACAGCTACAATCATTCAGAATGAGAGTGGAAAAACAGCAACCATTTCTTTAAGTCAAGCTGCATCTGTTATTACTTATGAAAATACGATCACAGCCAATAAGACAACTCTTACTTTTGCTGCAACGGCAGGTGATCAAGTGGTCACAATCACTTCTACCAGACAAAAGAAGCTGAACGGTAAGAATAGTGGTTCTCCAACTACCGTAAATACTACAGGAAAGGTAACCGGTACGGGTTTCTCTTTGAAAACTCAATCGGGAGCAAATTATACTGTTTCCGCCACTGAAAATACAAATGAGACTACCGGAAGAACAGGAACTCTTGTTGTGACACAAGAAGGGTCGGACGCAAAATCAATTACGATTAATTTAAGTCAACCTAAAGCAACCGTTGCTTATACTTATAATTTGACTTCAAACCCTTCAAGAGTGGAATTTGTTGCTACGGGTGAAACAAAAACTCTTTCTATTTCTTCTACAAAACAAAAGACGGTAAATGGAAAGAATAGTGGTAGTCCTGTGGCTGTGAATTATACTACGACAGTTTCCGGTACAGGTTTTTCGAAAGGAACAACCGAATATTCCGTTGTAGCAGCGGTCAATACTGGTACAGCAAGAGAAGGGTCAGCAGTTGTAAAACAATCGGAAGGAACAAAGCAAATAACAATTACGCTATCACAGGCAGCAGGCACTTCCGCTTAATTTTTTTATTGACGTGAGTAGGAAAAGAGACAAAAATAAAAATCAAGGAAAGTCAGACCTGTTAAAGGGTCTGGCCAGCCTTTCTTTGGAAGATATTGTAGGATTGCAGAAAACTCTTCCTACTTTGCTTCAATCCAAATTACAGCAGATGTCTCGTTCTGATGATTTGGAAAATCTTTTAAAAGCTAATTTGTACCTGGATAATGTCAATCAAAGACAGGACAACGTAAAGGCTGTGTTCTTTAATCCAGATGAAGCAAGTGATACGGGAAGAGGATATAAAGACCCTATGTTTTACGGGTCGCTTCCTTTTGAAGTACTTCGAAGGATGGGGGACATTTTTGTTGTCCGGGCTGTGGTGAATACCCGTGTTGAACAGGTACAGAATTTCTTGCATTTTTCAACAGATGAACAGAAAGAAGGTTACACTATCCGAAGAAAAAGAAATCCTTTTGAGAAACAAAGTACAGAACATTCAAGAGAAGATCAGATAAAGATAGCCTATATTCGTAAATTCTTGGAAGAAGGCGGTTTCCATGACAAATGGGAATCTTTTGATACATTTCAGGATTTTGGGAGAAAAGTTGTGTTTGACAGTTTAACACTTGATCAGCTTGCCTTTGAGATTGTAAGGGACAGATCATGGAATTTGGCGAGATATCGTGCCGTAGATGCTTCTTTGATCCGTTTCTTGGACAGCATTGACCCTAAGTTCCGAGACGAGTTTGAAAAGTACCGTTTCAAAGGTTATCTTCCTAAATATTGTATGGCATGGCAAGGGCAGATCATGGAAAATCCTGTTACGCATGAAAGCGTGATCTTCTACCCCTGGGAACTTGGAATAGGTATCCGAAACAAATCCACTAACATTTATAAGAACGGGTATGGCACTTCTGAATTGGAAACTTTGTCCAGTATTATGACATGGATATTGTGGGGATTTGAATATAATGGATCGTATTTTTCTAAGGGGTCAAGCCCGAAAGGAATCATAAATGTTAAGAATCCGAACATATCTCAATCTTCTTTGGATGAGTTCAGACAGGCTTGGCAACAGACTATGGTGGGTACACGTAACAGTCATAGAACGCCCATTATCAATGGGTTAGACCTCCAGTGGTTAGATTTGAGCAAGAACACCAACCGAGATATGGAGTTTAGCGATTGGTTAAAATTCCTGTTGGTTATGGCCTGTGCTGTATATCGTATCGATCCATCTGAACTTGGTTTTCAATTCAAAGACCAGACTAATATATTTGGACAAGCCGGTCAGAAAGAACGATTACAGCACTCTAAAGACAAAGGATTGAAACCTATCCTTGTGTTCTTGCAAGAAGTAATCAATTATTATCTTGTTTCTGAATTGGACGAAGATTTTGAATTTGTCTTTACAGGTGTGGACGCAGAGGATGAAGGTAGACAGGTTGAGATTGACGCTAAGAAGATTCAAAACGGTATGGTTTGCTTGGAGGATATTTTTGAAAAATACTCTGGACGTAAATTCAATCCCGAAACGGATACTATTCTGAATCAATCTTACCAGCTTCAAAAGCAAATGCAATTACAACAAGCTATGTATGGTGGAGAAGCGATGAATGAAGAAGTGGATCGTCAGATAGCTTCGGAAGAAAAGGAAGATACACAAAAATCATTCAGTTCAAATCCTATCATGGATGCTGCTATGTCTTACATTGAGAAGAACTGGGGGGAATCGTGAACGTTCGATATGTAAAGAACATAAAAGTCGAGAAAATGCCGTTGGTGTCAAATATACATCATCATGTTGACCCTATGCGCTATCCTAAAGTACAAGAAGGTTATGAAGGGATGGCGCAGGTCATTTTCTCGACACAGATAAACAATATGTTAATGGACTTGACTAAGAAAATGGTCAGCCAAAAATCGAAGTAGCCTATGCTGTTTACACCGGAAGAAATACAGCAGTTGTTTTTCATTGTCGATTATCGTATTGCACGAGTGATTGCCGATGTATTGGGAAAAGATTATCTTTCCCCAGACGACATAGATGTACTTAAAAGGTTCGATTTTGACCTAAAGACAGAAATTCTAAAAATACCACCTTACTGGCAAGCATTCATATTTGGACGGTTAGCAGCCATACTTTCCCCTGCACAGCTTTCTTCGCTTAATTTTGATGATTTGAGACAATATGTTGAGAAAGAACAATACCCGCAATTGACAGCAAGGGAAAAGGCAGAATACAATGCGTCTGCCATGCGCTCTTATTCTTATATAAAGGGAATGGGAAATAAAATAAAGGATTCCCTTTCTTCCACCATATCGGAAGAAGAAATAAAAATAGCTGTTGCGGAGCGAGAAAGGGAAGTTGAAACAGCTATTAAAGAGGAACTTTCAGAAGGGGTTCTAAAAAGGAAATCCGTTCAGTCTATAGTAAGTGCGCTTGGACATAGATTGGACGAATGGAATCGTGACTGGGGACGTATAGTTGCTACCGAAATGGAGAATATTTTTCAGATAGGTACGGCTCAAATGATAATGAAAGAACATGGCATCCATGCTAAGGTGTATAAGCAAACAATGCCACAAGCCTGCCGGTATTGCTTAAATGCCTACACTACAAATGGCTATGGTTCTAAGCCAGTTATATTTGATTTATCCGAATTGATTGCTAACGGAACGAATATAGGCAGAAAATCAAAGGATTGGAAGCCTGTTTTAACAAATATTCACCCTTTTTGCAGATGCAACCTCCGTTACATTCCAGATGGCTATGAATGGGATGATAAAACACAATCTTTTGAACCTAAAAAAGTGGAAGATAAAGATCGTGTTGAGAGAAAATCAAAGGTGAAAATTACAGTAGGAACAAAACATTTCGAAGTATAATGAAAACAAGGACAATTTTTAATTCTGGTTATATCAGCATACCTACAGTGGATAGTTCAAAATGGATAAAGGATATTCAAGTGGGAGATGTAGTAAGAACCATTTCCGGTTATAGGAGAGTGGTTAGGGTAACGCAGTTTGAACCATCATCTATACCTTGCGTTTTGGACGTGTGTTATATTACCGAGGACGAAGCCCTTGAAAAGGGGTATCGGGAAGATGCGTTGCATAGGATAACGGAAAATTCTTTTGTTCTGTGTGATAACAAGGTGAAAAAGGCTAATAGGATACGTCCAGGAGATGTTATTATGCTTAAAAATGGTTGCAAGGGCAAAGTAACCAACATTATACGAATACCTATTGATAATGTTTCGCAATATTTTTATAGTTTTGAACTTGATAAGCCGGACTTCTTTTTTGCAGATAATGTTTGCATCCCGGACGTAGTTTGCAGCAGTAATTCAAAATAAAATTTTTTAGATATGGGACTGAATTTGAAAGCGTTACTTGGTTTACAGACGCAAAAAGAAAAAATAGATGAGTATAAAGGACTTCTTAAAAAGGAAAGAGAAATAAAGCAAGAAGTAGATTCACTTGCGGAGAATTACTCTTTACAAAAGTCTCAATACGATTCTTTGAGAGGTAGCGACAATGCGGAAGCTGCTATGAAGGCAGAGAGTTGTTTCAGCGAGTTCTTGAAACAGCAATCAAAGGATTTAATGAGTGTTTACAATAGAAGAAATTCTATCCAGAAGTCGATTGAGAGACTGGAAAACGATGAAGATTTTGCTGAAATGGCAAAAGATATTCGTCACCTTTTTGAATGCCGAGAGCTTTGGAAACAAGGGTTGATTAAAAAATCGGTTTATTTTGATTTGTTCAAAGCAAAACAAGGAAAGGTGCAATTTGCCGATGTACTGGTTTTTAGAGGTGACAAACTCCTTATCTTGAACCGTGTGGGAGAAAAGGGGGCGGTATCGAACGATTGGTGCATTCCAGGGGGGCATGTTGATCCAGGAGAAACTTTCTTGCAAGCAGCCAAAAGAGAGCTGTTTGAAGAAACTGGTATTGATATGTCGGAAAGTTTATTGATTCCTGTCGGTAAGTATATCCCCAAAAGAAAGGGGATAGAGATTCACTATTTTATGTGTCATATTGATGATCAGACACCAGTTAATATTCTTGTGGATGCGGAAGAGGAAACAGGGTCGGAATGGATCAATCCTTACACGGAACTTGATCTTTACAACTTCATTTTTGATATGAAGGATAATATCAAGCGCATTCTTGGTATTGAAGTGCCGGATGAATTTCAATTGGTAATGAAGTCATTCAAGGACGGGAAAATATCAAAGGAAGTATTTACTACCTATTGCGAGAAAAATCCCGAAAAACTGGAAAAATCAGCAAACAAGACTTTTTTCACACATGAAGAAAGAAAGGATTTGGCAAAGAAGGGTGAGGCAATGCCAAATGGGAAATATCCTATTAGAAATCGCCAGGATTTGAAAGATGCTATCCGTTTATCTGGTAGTTCCTCTATGCCGAAGGAAGATGTAAAGAAATGGATCAAGAAGCGTGCAAAAGAGCTTAATTTGGAAGATGAACTGCCGGAAGATTGGAAAGTTGAAAAAACAATGGACACGGAAGATGCACATACATTGCAACGTGAATCTTTGGATGGAGAAACTAAAAATATCGTCCGTACAGAAGATGGAGTAGGGGAAGGCTGTTCTCATGAAAAAGAAATTGAGAAAGCTATCACTTTCAAGAGAACTGTTTACGAAGAAAAAGAAGTGGAAGTTGAAGAAGAGCCAAACAAATACACTTCCGGAAACTTTCAAATCTCCTTTAGTGATAATGACGGAGATCATGGAAATAAGTTTGCCGATCTCTTAGCTACCTTTCAAAAAGTGGCAGATTTGGACAAACCTTTTTCTGTAATTATCAAGACAGAAGATAATGGAGAACAAGAATGGAAATTTGGCACAAAATTCAGATTAAACGGTGTCTCTAAAACAGAAGATATCAGAAAGTCACAAGAGGACACTATTTCTAAGAAAGAAAAGGAAGATGAACTTGAAAAGTCCGAGAGGAAAGATAAGAGTATTTTCAACACTTACCTTAACTTTCTTGAAGGTGCTAAGACCCGTCTTAAAAACATTCATTGGGGAGAGGAAGATAACTCGAAGCACGTTTATCTTGATGATCTTTCAGAAAATGTTTCTGAATTTGAAGATAAGATTGCAGAAGCCGGTCAAGCAGGATTCGGACGGTTTAAAGACGGAGAAATACAAGGTGATGAGGTGGAAGAATCTGATCCTATCGCTATTTGTCAAATGATTTTTGACAAAACGGTTGAGTTTAGAAAGGAACTTGCCGGACGGGATGAATACAACGGTGAGGTAAGTTGGATTGATGATTTCCTTGCCACACTCAAACAATCGAAATACAGATTGCAATTGCATTAATACAAAAGGTATAGATTGTGATAATTATTAATAAAAGTTAAAATATTGGGTTATTGCAATTTATACCTATTTTTGCAGTATTTTTGAGTGTCGCTATTACGCTTATATTTAATATAACAATCATAGAATGTTTGATAGTTTCAAATTATATGTAGACTTGGACTTGGAAAAGGCTAAAAAGGATGATTCTTTGAATGAATCTCCATATTCTAATATGGTCTTTTCCGGCGTAGCTTCTGATTCTTCAAAGGACGATGAAGAAGAAGTGTTAGAGCCGTCTGGGTTTATATATGATAGATTTTTGAAATCAGGATTGTTCAATCTCGATCATTTGCCGACAAGATCGCCTATCAATAAAAGTAGATTTTGGATAGGCGAGCCTATTGAAGCCTATGTGAAAGACAATAAGTTTTTTGTGAAAGGTAAATTATGGGAAAAATCACCGGAAGCTCGTGCTTTTTGGGATAAGGCTATTGAGATGAAGGAATCCGGTTCAACAAGAAAGCCTGGAATGAGCGTTGAAGGTAAGGCTTTGGAAAGAGATAAACGGAATCCAAAAAGAGTGACAAAAGCCCTTATTACAAACATAGCGTTGACTATGACGCCTGTTAATACCAAAACTTATCTTGATATTGAGAAAAGTAAAGGGAACAGGGGGAACGATTTGTTGGAAATGCAGAAATCCGCTATCCTTTTTGAGTATTGCACCGAAAATGGGATAGTTCAGATAGATAACAATTTTAAGGTAAATTTCCAAAAGTCGCATTCTTTTGATGTTGGTTCTTTTTGGGAAATTTACAAATCAGTTCAAAAAGGAAGATTGGATAGAAGTGTTCTTGATACACTTGTAGAAAGAGTTCGACAATAATTTTTAAATAGATAGTATATTATGTTAAACTTGAATGAATTTAAAAACGATCCGCTATACAAGGCACTCGAAAACTCTGGTTTTAGTGCGGAAGATATTGCTTCTATGGTGGAAAGAGGTGATGTAACTTTTGAGAAGTCTAAAACTGTTGTTGAAATGAAGGATTCCGAAAAGAAGGAAGAAAAAAATATCGGCAACGATAAGAAGCATGAAGATGCTCTTAAAGAGGACGAAAAAGAGGACAAGAAAGACGTAAAGGATTTGAAAGAAGACATCAAGGAAAAAGAAGATAAAGTCGAAAAATCTTTCTCTATGGAAGATATGAAGACTTTCGGCGCTTCTTTGGCTGCCAATATCGTAAAAGGAATGACAGAGGTTATGAACGAACGTTTTGGTAACATTGAAAAATCTTTGGAAACTTTTGGCGCGCAAACTCCATCTTTCAAAGGTGTTCAGACTTCTGCTGTTTTGGAAAAATCTATGAAACCAGAAGTGGACGAAGAAGGAAAGACTTTGTTGTCTGTCACCAAACAGCGACCTTTGGTTACTGCTGCCATTAACAAGGCTATTGAAAACGAAGGCGAAGAACTTGAAAAATCCATTGGCGATGATGCTTTAGTTTTCTTGGCAGATACGCAAGCCGAAACTATTGGTAAGAACTTGGCGAAGTTCATGTACGAAAAGTATAATATCAAGTTCCACAAGTAAGAAAACAATTCGATTGAATATAATATAAAATATTGATAATCATGGAATTATACAATTATAGTGATTTGGCAGCTTTTGGCGGTAGCAATAATGTTGCTGACGTGTTGAAAGCTATGGAAGCCGGCTTACAGACTGGTATGCAATACAACGACCAGATTAACAATGGTGGAGGTTTGAAAATAGAATCTTTGGATGCTTACATCAAGGTTCTTGCCAACCGTTTGAATCAGTTGGTCTTTTATAATGAAATGCCGAAACAGAGAATCGAGAATACGGTTCATCAGTACAACCAGTTGTACAAATATGGTGAAGATGTAGGTATCTTCAACCGTGAAGGTGAAACGCCGGAAGAAACCGATACTCAATACATTCGCAAATCTGCTATCGCCAAGTTCATGGGGTTGACTGGACAGGTAACAGACCCGGCAATGTTGGCGAAGTTGGCAGGTGGTATGAACATGTACACTCGTGAGGTACAGAACAAGACAACTTTGTTGCTTACTTTGATTGACACTAACTTGACGAGTGCGGATTCTACTTGTGTGGAAGAAGAATTTGATGGTATTTTCCGTCAGCACATGATGGGCGTTGCCTCTGCTGATCGTGGCTCTACGGAAGGTATGAGCACAGAACAGATTTTGGATGCTTATTATGGCTCTGCTGCCGTTATTGATGCACAGGGTGGTATTTTGACTGATGCTTTGGTTGAAGATGCTGCTGATGCTGTTGTAAACGTTTACAATGGTTATATCGACCGTATCGTTTCTGCTCCGGTTGTATTTAACAACTATGTGAAGAAATTCCATGAATCGAAACGTGTTGTTGTCGGTATGGCTAACAGTGTTGTAGGTGCAACGATGGGTCAGTCTGTAAACAATATCGTAACACAGTTTGGTAGTGTTGCAGTTAAAAGCGATAAGTTCTTTGACGTTCGCAAACCTATTAAGGCTACTACTACTGCTACTTCCCCGAAAGCTCCGGCAACTCCTGTTGCAGGTGGAACAAAATCGGCTGTTATTGCAGATGCTAAAACCAACTTTACATTACATGCGGGTTCTTATGGTTATCTGGTAACCGCAAAGAACCGTTATGGCGAGTCTGCTCCGCTTAAATTAACTGACAACGCTTTGGCTGTTGGAGCTAATCAGTCAGTTGACTTACAATGGACAGCCGGTGTTGGAGGCGCTTATCAGGCTACTGCTTATGTGGTTTATCGTACTAAGAAAGTAACTACTTTGACAGATACAACAGAATATTACCCTATTTTCACCATTCCGGCTTCTATGCTTGCTGCTGGCTATGATGGTGCGGCTGCTACAAAGGTTCGTGACCGTAACCGTATCATTGCAGGAACGAAGTCTGCTTTGATTTACTACAATGATAGCCAGATCAACGAATACTTGCAGTTCGGTGACACTCGCAAGATTGACTTTGCAATCACCGCACCGTCTCGTAGATTTGCAATCTTGAACTATGGCACTCCGGTTATGTATCAACCTGCTAAGGTATGTCGTGTTATTAATATCGGTGATGAAGGCTTAGGTGCATAAGAGATTATAGGAATTAAAATAAACAAGAGGGAAGGAAAGGGTTCTTGGCAACATCTTCCCTTCCCTTAATAATTTAAGTTTGAAATATGGTAACAATCGTATCAACAATCTATAAGAACACTGTTATCCAATTTGGAGATGAACTTGTGAAGTTTACGAACGGTAAGTCAACCGTAAAGGATGAGACTTGGGAATATATCAGAACGGGCGGCTTTAAAGGAATCACTTCTTTGGAAGATGCAGAGAATTTGGAAAAGGAAAAATCTGAAAGAGAAAAGGATGATGAAGCCACTATCAAAGTTCTGAAAGATGAGTATGACTTTGAAATCAAACGTTTGAACGGTATTATCAGCGACAAGAACGCTCAAATTGAAAAAATGAAACAAGCTGCTGATGTTTGGAGAAAAGAGTGTGAAAGATTGATGAATGGTGGAAAGCCAAAAGAAATAGAAGAAGAGAAAGAGAAAGAAGAAAGTTCTTATAATGAAGAAGAAATTGCTTCTTTGAAAGAAGATATGTCCAAAATGTCTTTCGAAGATTTGAAAACTCTTGCTATTGAAAATGGTATGTCTAAGCAAAAGGCAGGAAGATTCAAAGAAGAAGATCAGAAGGACGAACTTATCAATGCGATAATTTCTTTACCTAAAAAATAAAAGGTTATGCCGGGACAACTGACGTTTACAATAAAATATAAAAAGAACACAGGATCGGTCATTTCGGTAGCCGAAATGTGGAACAACTACTTGTATGGTATCACTATACAGGCTGGAACTGGTACGGCTTTTTCTGATGATGCTCTTAGAACTTATCTTAGTGCAGCGCAGAGAGAGGTTGAGAACTATTTCAATCTTAAATTTGTAAAACAGTTGGTTGAATCGGAAACGCATTCTTATTACAGGACAGATTATTTTCAGCAATTCCCTATCATACAAACCAACTGTCCTGTAAGAGTTCCTCTTGCGCTAACAGGTATGTTGAATAAGATGGAGCAGATTATTTATCCGCAAGCATGGCTTACATGTGAAAAGGATATGGACGGGATAGGGAAACGGAGAATGAGTGTAGTACCTACTGGGGCAAGTTCGGTCAGGGGAAATGCCGATGTTATTCTTACAGGTATAACAACTCAAATAGGATTTCAACGGTACACAAACATACCGGACTATTGGGATATTCAGTATATAACCGGATTTGATTTGGATAAAATGCCGGTTGATTTGATAAATCTGGTTGGTAAGCTCGCTTCATTCGGCCCGTTAAATATTGCTGGAGATATGATATTCAATCTTCCGGGTATTGCGTCCATGCACCTGGAGATAGACGGACTTAGACAATCCATAAACTCTACTGCTTCTGCTGAAAATGCAGGGTATGGGGCACGTCTGAAACAGTATCAGAAAGAAATAGAGGAAACGGTAGGACGGATAAAACTTGTGTACGATCAGTTTAAATTTTTGGTATTATAAGGAGGACGTATCGTGGCAAAAAGCATTTTACAATCACCTATTCCGGCTTTAAGCAATGCAAGTCCTGAATTTATGCGTTCAGAGTTCGATTCTGCTGTGTATTTGAAAGGATATGAGGTGGTAATCGAAAAGGCTTTGAGATGTCCTTGCAACGCACCAGATTCTCCTTTGACGGATTGTCAGAATTGTTTCGGCACAGGATATTTTTATGTGAACCCTGTAAGTACCCATGCACTCATAACCGGAATAAACGGAAACAACGATTATAAGCGTTGGTCGGAAGAACTGATAGGAACTATCAATGTAACGGTGACGGATACAGATAAACCGAATATGGGGTATTTTGATAGGATCACAATCCAAAAGGAATATTCTTATTTCAGCGAAAATCTTCCTGTCAGAACAGACGGAGAGAACTTTTTCATATTTACTACTTATAAGCCGTTATCCATATACAGCATACATGTGTTTGATGGTTCTACGATGCCTTTAAGACAACTTTCAGTGGCAGATTACAAAGTAAGTGATGCGAATCCTTATTGCATAATTTTGACTGCTGATATGGCTTTAAACCCAGTTGTGAGCGTTTATTATCAGCATCAACTGGAGTTTCATGTATTGGATTTCCCACACGAAGTACGTGCTTCATGGAAAAAGAATAAGGAATCAGGACAATTGGAAAGAACAAGGCTTCCTATCCAGGCGGTAGCAAGAAGAACGCATTTGATAGTTTCTGAAAAACCTAATTTTGACGGTTCTGGTGTTATTTTGAATGACAATATTCAAATGAAAGTAGCGGAATGGTTTTACCAATAAATATAGATTTAGGTGATCTTGTGGAAGAGTTTAATCTTTCAGGGGATCAATCTGTGTTTTTAGGTTCTTCCATTATTGATGCGGTTGTCTCGGAATATCAGCTTAGATGGCAAAATCTTATATCAAATAGTCTTCATAAAACAAGGAACGAATATAAAAGGGGAGTTTTCATAGAAAGAGAATCCCCTTTGTCTGTTACATTTGGATTGACAAACAGAGAATCTTCTATTCCTTTGATGATTGAGGAAGGGCAACCACCTTTTGATGAGAAAGAAGGATTTAGAAATTCCTCAAAAAGAAAACGAAAACAAGACGGTGGATGGTATATGAATATTCCTTTTCGTCATGCAACACCCGAAGCTGTAGCGGATTCAGGCTTATTTTCAACTATAATGCCTCAACAGATTTACGATGCAGTTCGAAAGACAGGAAGGCCGGGAATTGGAAATTTACAAGGAAGGTTTGCCGAAAAAGGAGAGAGGAAAGAGATAAACAGGTTGGGAGTAAACAAACCATCTTACATGCACAAAGCACCTATTTATCAAGGTCTGACGAAAGTAAGCATTGCTTCTACTTCAAACGAGACAAGAAGTGGTTACTTTACATGGAGAAGGGTAAGTGATGCTTCTGATCCTAACAGTTGGTGGAATGGTGGCATTATCCCATATAAGCTCATGGACAAGGCTCTTGAACAAGCTAAAATAGATGTTGTCGCGGATAGGGTTATAAACGAATTTTTAAAAGCTATTTAGTTATGATACAGATAGTTAAAATAAAAAAGATTGTAGAAAGTTGTTTGGAATATGTTCAGACTGACTTTGAAAGTAAAAACAATGAAAAGGATTCTTTCTTGTATAAGGTGTTGGGAGACACGCAGGATGGTTCTTACAACTTCTATGAGCAGGCAAAGAATTTGTTTTTGCGGAAAGAAACAAACCCTAACAACATAAAGGTATTGCTGGAATATCCAAAGGACAGAGCAGGACTTCCGTCTTATGTGATTCGTGAACCGGGAAAGAAAAGTGGTATCGCTAATTCTATAGGTAAGATAGAATCTTTTATGGGTGGCGTTCCTATGTACAGAGATACAAGACAGTATGGACTGGAAATTATGTGTTTTTCTGTAAATATGAACGAATCAATTTTGATGTCAGAAATTTTGTATGCACTTTTACTTGGTTCTTGGGATTTATTGGCTTCTCAATTTCTTAAAATAGAGTTTTCCATGAAAGAACTGATGATGGAGAACCATTTGATGCCAACTCCTATTTTTATCCGTTCTATCGGATTGGAATTATCTTCGGAAGAAATAGCTCCAGGACTTGTGGATACAACTTTACTTGGAAAGATCATCTTTGGAAAGGTCAACCAAGTGGATAGTATTGCTCTTGGCAATCCAGCTATTACTGACGGACTTCCAGGAGTAGAATCGGAAATTAAAACTTTTGTATAATATATTGAAAATTATGCCAATTACATATAATAGCAATACAAAAGAATGCTCTTGTTGTCATAGAGTTCTGCCTTTGAGTGATTTTCATAAAGATAGAACAAAAGCAGATGGTTTATATTCTTCTTGTAAAGAATGCAAACATAATAAAGCTGTTTGGAAGAATAGATCAAAAGAAACGCTTTTAAAGCAACAGGAATATAGAAAGAAAAGGTGGACTAATGACCCTGAGTTTAGAAAAAGAAGTAGAGATGGTGTTAAAGAATATTTAAAGAATCATCCTGAAAAGGTGGAACTTTATTATCATACAGAAGAAGCAAGAGAAAGACAAAGACAAGCGAGTAAAAGGTATAGAGATAAAGGAGGACTCAAAAATTATGTTGCCAAAAGAAGAAAAGAAGACCCTTCTTTTGGAATAATGCTAAGTTTGAGAGCGCGTGTTAAAAATTCTTTAAAAGGAAAAGACAAATCATCTTCTACGGTTGAACTCGTTGGTTGTTCTATGATAGAGTTGAAGAAATATTTAGAATCTCAATTTAAAGAAGGTATGTCTTGGGAAAATTATGGAATAGAATGGCATATCGACCATATTGTACCATGTTCCTTTTTCGATTTGTCAAATGAAGATCATCAAAGGATTTGTTTTAATTGGAGAAATTTACAACCTTTGTGGAAAAAAGATAATTTGTCTAAAAACAGAAAGTTGCCGTCTGATTATAAAGAAAGGATTGAGTATATAAGTAAGTGTTTGGACATACAATTCGATATGTAAATAATTAAATATAAATAATATGAGCACATCATTCATATTTGGAAACAAACAAATAACTCTCCCAGGGGCGTATTCTACCATAAAAAGCGGAGAAACGTCACCTTCGAGAACGCTTGATTACGGTCGTTGCATCATAGTTGACACTGGGGTTTATGGTGCAAATTGGTGCGGTGGCTCTGGTGTATCTGGGGAAAATTATCAGAACTTGGATGCAGTTTACAGATTTGACACGTTGGCAGAGTTTCGTTCTTTCATGAAAGGTGGTATGTACTGGAAAATTGCAGAGGCACTTTTTACTCCTGATTACACAAATCCTGCTTCTACTGGTATCTCTCAACTGTTGTTCGTAAGAGCTGCCCAGACAACTGCTGCCACTATCACTTTTGCAACAACAGCGGGCGGAACGTTTGAAGTTAAAACTTTGGACGAAGGAAAGGGAGCAAATGGTACACTTTCGGAAGCTGGCAATCTGATTACTGGTTATGGCGTTTCTATTGTGGCAGGAGAAGATGATCCTGAAAAATGGATCATGAAGTTTTACGTTGGCTCTTTTACCGGTTATGCAGAGGATGGTTATCCTATTGGAGAAACACCGGAAGATCAGGCAGCACCTACTTTGGTATTGCAGTCGCCTGAATTTAATAATATTCAGACTTTGATTGATTGGGCTAAATCAGACTCCAATTTTGCGAATTTGTTTGTATTGACAAGCAATGCAAAGAAAGAAGGTGAAGGAACTGTAGCGGAAAACGACGTAACAACGGCACTTGTAGGAAAGAAATTCGTACTTGCAAAAGGCGGTACGGAAACTTATAATGCCGATTGCATGACACAGGCTCTTGCTGCTATCACAGGGTTGGATTATAGTTTTGCTCTTACAGATCAGTTTGGACAAAATGCGGATTCTGCGTTACAGAAACAGTATATTGCCCACATGAACAGCCAGGCAAAATACACCCATTTCTTGTTTGTTGGAGGATATGCTGATGCTGCTAATTTCTCTAAATCACTTGATTTGGCAAAAGGCTTTAATAGTGAGCTTGTCCAGTTGGTACATGGAGGCGCAGGCATGACTTCCGGTATTACAGGTGTAAAAACACGTTGGTGGGGTGTAATGTATAATTTGTGTTGTATCTTGGGAAGAACAGCCGGAAAACCGCCTTATATTCCTGTTACAAACAAGACGATCGGTATTGACAAATTACAGCATACTTTGAGTGAAGTTGAAAAAACGAAGGCTTTGGATGCCGGTATGCTTGTGACGGTTTACAATGATTACACGAACAATTTTGTTGTGTTACAAGGTGTGAACACTTTACAAGACAACAAGGTGTTATTCAATTCCAACGGACAGAGTCACAGTATCCAGTTCATGCGTATTGTTGCACAGATTAACAAGGAATTGGTTGTAAATGCTTCTATTGATCTGCTTGGGCAGGAAAATGGTGTAAATGTCAATACTTTGTCTGCCGGCGCAGTGAAGGACTGGACGGTTGCTTATTTGCAATCCAGAGTAGCAACGGAAGCACAGGATAACTTGCTTCTTTCTTTTAAAGATGTTGTCGTAACAAGACAGGAAGACGCTTGGTTTGTTACTTATAAGATCGTTGTCAACAATGAAATCAATAAGCTGTTCTTTACAGGCTTCTTAATTCGTGGATAATAATTCTAAAAATATAGAATATCATGCAGACATTCAGTGCACCTATGGCATATATCAAAATTGGCGGTGAGACTGCTGGTTTTGTCAGAAATATTACCGTACAGGAACAGATCAATCGTGTGGATGTACAAGGATTGGGTAGTTTGCCTATTCAGGAAATCCCGCCTGTATCTTACAGATGTTCCGCAACTGTGGACCAGTTCTTTTTGTCTTTCAAAGCTCCGGTGGTAGAAGCAATGATTCATCGCTTGGGAACTTTACAGGAAGTACTGGACACTCTTACATTCGCAGAACAAGGTTTTTCTATCATGATCTATAAGAAATTGGTTCAGAACTTTGATGATGCCCGTAAGATGGTGACGCAGGTTGACCCGACAGGTCAGACGGTTGCTCTTTTAACTCCGTGTTTCATTGAAAATCAGAATTGGCAGTTGCAAGAGCAATCTGTTGCTTCCTATAATGTCAATATTAGGTATCTTAACCCCGTCGTAACTGCCGAATATTGAGGCAATTAGATTTTATTAACGTCATTTTTAAAGGTAAGAACTAAAGATTTATTCTCGAAGTTCTTACCTTTCGTTGTGTTATTTATAAATTAATTAACCTTTACATTCATCGCTGTGAAGCGAAATACTTCTATTAATCATAATAAATAATTTTAGTAAGGTGAGATTTATCCTCACCTTATTTTTTGTAGTAAAAACTATATTTAATTTTGTGTTGTTGAAATATTTTACTATATTTGCGGTGTAATTAAAAATTATTTTTATGAATAGTAGATTTAAAAGTTTAGAAGATTTAGACGTGGCCTTTCCAACAGAGGAAAGTTGCGTTAGATTTTTGGAGCTTCTTAAATGGGGTGACGGTTATCCTATTTCACCTTATGACAAGGAAGCGAAGGTAAAAATAAAAGGACGAAAGTATTTTTGCTGTAGTACAAATAGGACTTTTGATGCGAAAACAAAAACTATTTTCTTTGGAACATCAACTCCACTTATAAAGTGGTTTAAAGCTGTGTGGTTATTCCTACAGGACAAAGAAATAACTTCTGTTGATCTATGCAGTAGAATAGATGTCAGTCAACGTACTGCATGGGAAATGATAAGAAGGATAAGATTTTGTTTGAAAAACAATTTAAATGAGAAATGATATGATTAATAAGATTGAATGTAAGGGAGAACTAAAATTAGGAGATTTTTCAATCCCTTGTTACGTTTTGGAAAATGGAACGAGAGTGCTTTCGGGAAGAGGAATACAAGAGGCGTTAAAAATGACAGAAGGTGGTAGGAAAAGTGCGGGTAGTAGGATGTCGAGATATTTAGATCAGCAAACACTTAAACCATTCATTTTCAGAAATAAAACTGCGGACCACTTTAGTCCATTAGAATGTTATGATGGAGGACATAAAATTAATGGATATGAAGCTACTGTCTTGGTAGATATTTGTGATGCTTTTTTGGAAGCAAGAAAAAGTATCGAATTAAACGATAGACAAAAGATAATTGCAGATCAATGCGAAATATTAGTTCGATCTTTTGCTAAGGTAGGTATTATATCTTTAGTGGATGAAGCTACTGGGTATCAATATGACAGGGAAAGATTCGAGCTTCAAAAAATTCTTAATGCTTACATCTCTGACGAAATATTAAAATGGCAACTTACTTTTACGGATGATTTCTATAAGAATATTTATAGGTTATGGGGGTTGCCGTTCGTTCCTAAATATATTCGGAATAAACCTTCTTTTATCGGTAAATTGACGAGCAAATATATTTACGAACTGCTTCCGCAAGGTGTTGTGGATAAGATTAAAGAAAAGACAGGAAAGACTTCTAAGGGGAATTGGAAATACAAATGGCATCAATCTTTAACTCCTGAAATTGGACGAGAGCATTTAAAGAAACAGATTATAGAAGTTACAACATTGATGTCTATCTCTAAGACAAAAGAACAATTTGATGAATTGTTTCAATTGAAATATAAAACTGTTCCTGTACAATTGCAATCGGAGTTCGAAGAAGAAATTCAGAAAGGTGATACATCTGATGATTTTGATTGTGCTATGAATACAATCGAGAATACTTCATTTGAAATTTATTGAGGCATTATCTTAGAAAGCAGAGCAAAAGTTCTGCTTTCTCTGTTTTATAATTATCTTTGCATATATCAATTAATTAATCACAAAGCAAAGTATGAATACGAAAGAAATTACAGTAAAAGGAAGAAAGTACGAAATTCAATTTCCTAATGTGGGACAGTATTATCAGATCGAAGTAAACAAACAGAGACTGGGAAAGGGAAGCTACAACTCGTTGATTGGCAATCCTACCATTACAGCGCAGCGTGCGTTGGATATGATTGATGTTGAGGCAACTTTATCCGTTCTTTGTCCGCAGTTGGTTGCAGATTTGAAGGTAAAAAGTTTCTCGGAACTTGGGTTGAAAGATTTTAAGGAGATCAGCGATATTTACATGAACGAGGTATTTCCTTTCTTGAAAGAGGCTGAAAAAATACTTTCTTCTGTGGATTGATGAACCGGGAGGAATATAGGAATTTCGTCATAAAATGGGATAACACTTTTCCTATTGACAGGTGGTTTAGGAACAAGCATAATATCCCTTTTCTTTCGGAAGAACATAAGAAGTGTGATTTCTTTGCTGAACTTATGGAGTTCGAAGAAGAAAAGGCATTTTATGAACTTGGCCAAGAAAAGAAAGAAAAAGAGGAAAGAGTACAAGAATATATTCCCAATATCGGGGATTGGTTGAAAGCACCGGAAGGTGAAATTTCGGAACAAGATACTGCCTTCTATGAAGATCAGATGTTTAAGATGATAGAGATGGAGCAAAAGGCAAAAGAAAAAGGTAAGGAAAATGGATAACGAAAAAAGACTTAGGGTGTCGGTGGATGTCTCTCAACTTAGGTCGGTTGGGAGAGATATCGAGAATATGCAACGAAGAATAGTCGAGAACAATAACGACATTATTCGCCAGCAGAACGATGTGCTCAATCAACTTAGGGAACAATTGAACCTTTTGGGACAGCAAAATTCTGAAAAGGGTAGACAGACTACAGCACCCACACGTCCAGTTATCCAACCTACACCACAACCGGAAGGAGAGGAACAAGAGACCATAACACCCACACGTAGGAGAAGGAGGGAAGTTCAACCGGAAGCGGACATTTCGGATGAAAGAGGTGAATCCTATCAAGATAGAGGAACAAGAGCTATCGACTTATCATCTTTGCTTGGTGTCAATCAAGAAGGCTTTCGTGATATTGTGGAAGCCATTTCTTCCGGTAATAGCGATTTGTCTGATATAACAAAGCAAATTCTCCAAAACGTACAAGCAGGAGCACGCGCTTTAGAGGGAATACAAGAAGGTGTCTTTTCTATTGATGAAACTCTATACAATCAAAGAGGAACTTCTTCTGTGGGTGGATCGGGAATACAGCCTATTCCAGTGCCCACACCATCACCAGTGCCAGCAAGAGAAGAAACACCTATTACAAGAGAAAGAAGGGAAAATGTACAAAGAGGAAGTGACAGAAGTACAGCTACTAACATTGCCACAAGAGTGATTTCCGGTGTTGGAGCTACATTCCAAAGTCCTGCTGCTATGGGCGGAGGACTTATATCTTCTTTGGGCGGAATTGTAGGAGAAGGTCTTTCTTTGATACCTGGTGTGGGGGGATTTTTGGGTGGTGTAACTACTGCGGTCGCTAATGTCATGGCGGGAATTTTCACTACATCTGTTGAAAAGGCTATGGAAGCGCAAAAGAGAACCATACCTTATGCGCAGACAATGGGCGTTTCCGCAGGACAAGCCATGCGCACAGCCTTTGGAGAAGGTAGTTATGCTGCTGGTGCTCTTGGAATGAATGTAGGAGAGTATATTCAAAGACGCACCGCACTTATCCGTGCCGCAGGAGGAAAGGAAGAAACGGTTGCGCCCGTACCGGAAACACAAAGTTTGATGGCTGTACAGCGTTTATATGGACTTAGTGACCGTACTGTAATGGGAATGCAAGGGGCGATGCGTTTTGCCCGTACAGAGGAAGGACAAACTGCTTCTTCATCTGCTATTATCCGTTCGTTTGAACAGACAATGAAACAGCTTCAAATCCCTCTTAGCGAAATCGCTTCTACGATGGATGAAAGTATGACTACTTTTATTCGTTCTGCCGATGATATTCTTTCTCGTACAGGTGAAATAGATGCAGCAAGCATAGCTTCTATTATGCGTGCTGTTCGTTTGCAGACCGGAATGGAAGGTAGGCAATTGGAGCGTGTACAGCAGGCTTTTATGGGGCAAGGGATTTCACAAGATGATGTAACGCAAACTCTTTTGCTTCGTGCAACACAACAAGCCACAGGATTGACAAATCCTTCTGAAATTCTTGCAGCTATGGAAGATTTGTCAAGAGGTGAGGGGGATAAAAATATAATGAAGCGGTTTCTTGAATCATTGAAGGAAATATCGGGAGGAAGTCTTGAAATGCTTCGCCATTTGATGCGAGGGGCATTTACAAACCTTTCCTATACGGATATTAATAAGATTACTGGACAAGGGGATATTGACTTTGGAGAATTTTATAAGAAAGTGGATGAATCCAGGCAAGCACTTAGGGAACAGAATGACCCAACAAACAGGTATGAACCTACTGCTGCCGAAAGAACCGTTACGTCCGGCGAAAAGATGATGTCCACTTATGAAAACAGAATGATTGGAATTGGTGAAGCGAATATAGACAGATTGGGCAAGATACTGAATGCTATAAATGCTATGTACACTGCTACAGCTAATTTTCCTACAGCGTTGGAAAAATTTATATCAGAAAATAAAGAAAAAATTAAGGATGGTGGCATGGATTTATTATCATCCGCACCATATGGAATTGGCATGATTCCAGCAGCATTATATAAGATAGGGTTGAAAGAATTGGTTAAATCTTTAGCTTCGGAGGACAATAAATAATGGCAAAAAAAGATAACAGCAAAACAAGCGTACCACCAATATACCCACTTCCGGCGTATAAATACTCCACTATACAGGATTTTATTGATATATGGCAAAAGGTTATTCCTACTGGGAAGAAAAAATATACTCCATCTGATTTATTGAAGGTAAAGAACGAAAAGGGGGTTTCTAATCTTGATATTATTTGGGGAACTTATGACAAAGAGGAACAAGCGAAATATAAAAGTGATTATGATTCCGGTACGCTGCCTTATGTAAAGCAAGGAACAACTTTGTTCTGCCCGAAAGATGATACGCCATTATCCCTTACAAAAGCCGCAAAAGAAGGCCAATTTGTGTCGCAAGGAAGTTTTAAGGCTTATTGGGGAGAAAACTATGAAAGCTTGATAAGTGATGAAGAATATTTGCCTGACACAAGCGTTACATCTTCTCTGAAAGGAACAGGGATAAACGCTAAGATAATTTCCATGAACGTAAGGGTATGGGTATATATCAAGGCTTTGGATAAGGTTATGGATTTGTCCCCTTATGTTTTGCAGGTAGTAACGACAAAATCGAAACAGACGGGAGAATTTACCGTTTTACTATCACCTTTTTATGCTAATGAAAGTTCTTTTGCTTTTGGAGAATCTATTGTAGAACAGTTTAATCTTGTTTCCAATGAGGGAGCGCAAGTCAAATCTTTTCAAGAAAAGTTTATCCAGAATAACGATATAGTCTTTATCCGGTTCGAACGTTTGAAAAAGGAAAAATCAACAGGAGATTTGGATTTAGGAAAGCAAGTGAACTTGGAGATTCCTGTTTCTAAAATAGCCAAAAACAATATTTGGGATATGATAGGATTTGTGGACACTTGCACATCTTCTTTTGAAGCACAGGGAAACGTAAAATCCATCACAATAGAAGGAAGGGATATAAGCAAACTCTTTATGGAGGACGGGTGCTATTTCATTCCTTTATTGAATGCTACTGATACCTTTTCTCATTGGTACGAAATGAGTGAGGATAGTATTTGGTTTAAAAGGAATGTCCTTACAGGAGCTTTTTCAAATCTTTTATGGTCATATGCAGAAAAGCCTATACGGGAGTGCCTATGGTTTATTGTAAATGTCATGTCAACAATAGGAATAGCCAAAAATAGTGTATTTGATTCCTGGCAAGACAAAAGAACAGAAGGATATGATATTGGAGCAAAAGAAAAACGTCCTGTTAATGGTGTTTGGCAGATAGTAAAAGTATTTGTGGAGGATATTCTCGAAAAAAGGGTTCTTATTGATTCTTCCATTGCCAATCCGAACGGTACGTTATTGGAGTATATGACGAGGGTATGTCAGTTTCCTTTGGTGGAATTTTACTTTGATACCTACGTTAATACGATAGATGTGGTTGTAAGACAACCTCCATTCAATAAGGATGCTATTTTGGGAGCTTATAAGAATGGGCAGTATGTGACGATTGCTTCCGACAATTTGCAAGGATATGATTTGTTTTATGATACAAGAAGTTATTCTTGGTATCAGTTAAGAGTGATGGATAATCATGCTGGACAAAGGAACACAACAAGTCTTGCTTTTGTTCCTATTGTGTATTTGGATGATTATGCCGAAGTGTTTGGTAATAAGAAAATGTCTTTTACAGATCAATATTTGAACTACAAGGAAACGGACGGAGTAAACAAGACGCAGACATTATCCAATTTTCAAGAAGCAGCATTGAATGATCTTATATACATTCTGGAATCAACAGCTTATCTTCCTTTCACAAGAACAGGCACGATTACAATAAATGGTGACAGACGGATAAAGGTTGGCACTTTCGTTTATTTTGAGCCAACAAATGAATTTTTTTATGTATCCTCTGTTGTCAATAATGTTTCTTTTTTGGACGGAAATTTACAAAGACAGACCATTATACAAGTAGAAAGGGGTATGTACGTGCCAATTCTTTCCAATTCTTTCTCTTCTGTAAAGGATAGACAGGATAATGCAGGGAAAGAAAGTAAAGATGTGAAACCGGATTATTTCAAATTGATTGATTTGACTGAAATGAAAAATGCAGTCAAAGTAGCTCAAAAAGATCAGATCGCTACACTTGTTTCTCCAAAAGTGGATAGAGATCAGTTTGAATATTTTCTTAATCGTAAGATGTTCAGTTAGTTATGGCAGGTGGAAAAGTAAGAAAATTGAATGCGTCCCCCGAAGCAATTTCATTCGGGTTCATTGTTGTTCCCAATGGAGTGGACAGGGATTTGTATGTGGAAACTTGTTTAAGGAGAGGTCGTGTTTCTGTCATGGGAAATGGGGGAGCTTTCTTTCGGGATATTTATATAACAAATGAAGTTTTGGCTAATATCGAGTTCCCGGAGAAAGAAAATGAACAAGGGTCGGCTGTAGTGATAGCGAGCAACCCGTATGACGGTGTTCCTATTGTGATAGGGAGCTATCCGAGAAATGATCAGTCTCCTATGTGGAAAGAGAATACATTCCAGTTCAGAAAGACAGTAGGGAATGTGACTGCATCCTTATCGGTTGATCCGGCTAATAATGCAGTAATTGTTTCTATCAATTCTCCTAAAAAAGCATCCGTAAAGGTACTTGCTACAGGATCAGAAGAATCGGAGGTAATTGTTGAATCCACTGGAAGCGTGAATGTGACCGGAGGAACAAATGTTTCCGTAAAGGGATACACACAGATAGAGGCAAAGGTTGTGAATCCAGAAAAACCGGAAGAAGAGGAAAGAAAAGTCTCTATGGATTTGGAAAAGGTTTATTTTCATTGGAAAACGGAGGAAATGGAACAATCTTTGCAAGTGGATAATTCCGGTGTATCGGTAAAGATTGGGGAAGATGTACAAAGCACGATAACGAAAGAACAGTTAGATTTGAAAACGGGAGCATCTACTTTGAAAATGAACAACGATATTATTGAGTTCAATGGTGGGGGATTGAAAGGTCTGGTTGAACTGGATAATCTTACAAGTAAATTGAATGGTTTTGTAAATACATTCAATTCCCATACCCACAATGTTCCGGCAGGTTCATTTCTTGTTGGAGCAACGGCTGGCGTGCCAAGTCCCGCTCCTGTTCCCGTTACATCTCCCATGCAATCGGCGCAAAGTTTTGTTGCTTCTGATTATGAGAATGAAAAGATAACACAGGGTTAGGATATTGGGAAGAAATTCGTACTTTTGAACAAGTTAAAATTATAAAGCCGTGGCAGTTTTGGATTCAGTGGTAAAAACAGCGAAATCGACACTTAAAAATTTGGGTCGCTCCATGATGGCAGCGCAGTTCCCGAATGATTTTGAAGTGTATATGTGTTCTTTGGAGTTGGCAGATTCCAAAGGGAACACAATTGATGTCTTTACTTTCCCTATCAGCCCGGAGAGTATAGATAAGAGTGAACCTAAAAGAACTACGGTAGTCAACACGGCAGGAGGCATAACAGTACTTACTTCTCCTGTTTTTATGCCGCAGACAATTACGATAAAGGGAAACTTTGGAAGGACATTCAAGATTCTTTTAAGCGGTTCTGATAGCGTTTCGTTGACAGGTGCAGCTTTCAGTATTTCAGCAGGGAAACGCTATCTTTATCAGTTACAGGGAAAGTCTACAAGCTCTCTTAAAATGCCTTCTTTCGATGCCGGCATCAAAACAGGATATGGCTGTATCAAGATATTGCAATCTATCATAGATAAAAGTAATGGTGTTGACGAGAATGGTTTCCCCATGAAACTTTTCTTCTATAACATGGCTCTTGGTGAGAGCTATCTTGTTACGATTCCACCGCGTGGCGTTAATTTCAGTCAGAGTATATCAAAGAATATGATATGGGAATACAATCTTGAAATGACTGTTATAGCTCCTTTAGAAGCGGTTTCGGGAACAAGTGGTAGTAAAGGTTCGCTTTTGGAAATGTGCGCCTCTAATGTGATACAAAAGGGCATAAATGAATTTGCAAGTTCAATCTCTAAAGGTTTGTTGGGCAATGGATGATGCTTTCGAAAAATTTTACAACGTAACGGGATATGATATAAAGTCATATTTCCAGAAGTTTGTTGATTTCTGTGCCAACGATTATCCTCTTATTGTGGACTATTATAGTAATGGTGGGGAGATGGACAAGGATTCTTTTTTGCGCCTTGTGGAACTTGTGAGAGAATCGGAAACGATTGAGCCTTTGTTTATTCTGCATGAAAATACTTTGGACGATATTTCCATGTGGGATATTCTGGACAACTTTACAGAGACACAGACAAAACTTTCCACTATTAAAAGTTCTGCAAGGTGGCTTAGAAGTTCTTCTTTAGACAGGAACAATACTTTGCAGATGGAAAAGACACTTCGGACAGGGGAACGGTTTGAAGATGTATCCAGACAGCTTAACAGTACCAACCCGGAAGATGATTGGATGAATATTACAATACCGCAGTATATAGAAGAAACTGATTATTCGTTCTCTGATGGAGGAAACAAGTTCTATATCAATCTAAAGAACGCTGGGAATAATTATCTTGATACTGTTGTGGATGTACTTGTGGGAGATAATATCTTGGGACGTGACATAGATGTGAATTTTGTCTTTGAGAATGACGATTTAAAGATAGTGATAGGCGATGATGCGATCCGACAGGCTTTGGATACTATTCTTTCTTCTCAAAAAGGTGCTATACCAGAGTTTAAGGATTATGGAATTGCAAATGAGTTCATAGGAACAACAGTGAACGCAATCCAGTACCCTTCTATTTTTAAGGATGTAATGAATATGTTCCAAAGGGATTCAAGATGGGACTCTGTGGAGTTGATGGATGTAAAAAGAGAGGAAGATGCCGTGTTCCTTTCTTTGCAATGTAAAACGGTAACAAAGAAAGATTATTTAGTAAATGTTCCTATATAATTGATATTCAGATGATTACAAAAACAAGTGCAACAATAACCAATCTAAAGAATCTTTTTATAGAGATGTTTTTAGATAAGACAGCTAAGGTAAGTAATGTAGCTGACGGTTCGGTTGTGAATGCTACGGCATTCGGTGTAGCGAAAGTTGCTCAAAAGGCAATGAAGGATATTGCCATAAAGGAAGCGCAGATATTTCCAGATACAGCTACAGGCGTTTATCTAGATAAGGCTGCTGCTTTGTATGGTGTCAGCCCGCGTAAAGGCGCTTTGGGTTCTTCGACATATATAAGGGTATCTGCTAATCCAGGTACAGTATATGATACGTCTGTTACTTTTGTAAATAAAAATGGTATTCGTTTCCAAGTTGACGAAGCATTGACTGTAGGGGAAAGTGGTTACGGATATGTAAAGGTAAGAAGTATCAACGCAGGGTATTCCACAAACGTACCGCCTAACAGCATTACCAATGTTTCTCCGCAGCCACAAGGTCATATCGAATGTACGAATGAATATTATGCTATTGGAGGACGTGATAGTGAGGATGATGAAACGTTTAGAATCCGTATTAAGAACAATCTGAATATCCTTAGCAAGAATACAATAGAATACTGGACACAGACACTTAGCAACATAGACGATCGTGTCTTAAAAGTAATGAGTGCCGGTCTGGACGAAAAGGGCATATATAATCTCTATGTTGTTTCGCAGAACGGTATTTTCTTTACCGAAGAAGAACTTGATACACTTCTTGAAAGCGCACAAGGATATTTTGGTATTTCAGAACTGAATATTGAAGGGAAAGTAGTTGGTATTGGTATCAAGAATATTGATTGGTTCTATGTGGGTTCAGAAAGGGGGTTGGATTTCCGTGTTCAGCTTCAACCGGATTACGATGTGTCTACTGTGCGTCAGAACATACAAGTGAACCTTACTAAATATCTTGATTTTCGTTTTTGGACACCTGGAAAAATCGTAGAATGGGACGATTTGCTGGATATTGTAAAAAAGACCGATGGCGTAAAATATGTGCCGGACGAGTATTTCTTTCCGTATTACGATCAGCAAGTCCCGGCAAATCAGCTTCCGCGTATAAGGGGGTTTGTGATGCGCGATCAAGACGGAAATATTTTGTACGATTCTGATAGCAACCTCTCTCCGTTGTTTTACCCGTCTGAACCGGAGGATTTGTTTGTAGGCATCAACGACAGCTCACTCAACCTTTATCAAGAGGTTTATTTCAATGTGACAGATTCGGAAGGTGGCACTGTGGAAGGTGCAAATATTTCTATAGGGAACAATGCTGTTATAACAAATGACAATGGGCAAGCTATTATCCAACTTGCAAACGGACAGTATGAATATATTGTTTCCGCTTCGGGATATATCCCCGTAGAAGGAATGTTTGTAGTGTTGAACGGTAGTGTTTCCATTGATGTACAAATGGTTTTAGCTCCTTATACGGTCACTTTCCATGTGACGGACGAAAAGGGAGGGGTTGTTCCTTATGCAAATGTAATGATGGATAACAGAACAACCACTACCAATTTGCAAGGTGTGGCTTCTTTTTCCGCAAGGAACGGGAACTATCCCTACACTATTGAAAAGTTGGGATATGATGAGTATTCCGGCAGTGTAGTTGTGGATGGTAGAGATAAAGAAGTATATCCTGAATTGGAATTTAAGGTATGGACGATTACTGTCATTGTAAAGGATAAGGAAAATCAGCTTATACCGAATGTCATTGTAAAGGTGAACAATGGAGAATATCTTACGAACCAGCATGGAGAGGCGGAAATACCACTTGTAAATGGTGAATATCCTGTAACAATCGAAAAGACAGGGTATGATACTTTACAGGGGGAAATTAAGGTCAACAACCAGAATGCCGATGTCACTTTTGAGATGGATTTCTTTTTATACAATGTGGAATTTAATATTTCGCAGGTAAATCAGGGGAATCCGGCAGAAGGAGCTACAATCAAAATAGAAGGACAGCCGGGAGTATTGAATGTAAACGGTTCTGGACAAGCTACTATAAAATTAAAGAGTGGAAATTACAGCTACATCGTGCAGAAAAAGGGATATGATGATTTGACCGGATCGTTCAACGTAGAAGGACAGGATACATTTATTCAAAGAACCCTTGTATTGAAACATTATAATGTGGTTATCACTGTTCTTGACAGTGATAACAGTAGTCCGGCACAAGGAGCAGCAGTAAATATCAATGGCTCTTCTTATCCTACAAATGAAAGAGGGCAAGCTGTTGTAAGCCTTCAAAACGGGACATATCCTTATACCGTAACAAAGTCGGGATATTATGACGGCAGTTCTTCGGTTACTGTTCTTGACAGTGATAACAGTAGTGTAATAAGTTTAAAGGCAAGACTTTACAATGTCATAATGACGGTAAAAAATCCATTGAAAGAACCTATTAAGGGGGCTACAGTGGAGATAAATGCAACGTCTTATCAGACACAGGATAATGGTGAGGTGTCCTTGCAGTTAAAAAATGGTACATATCCGTTTACGGTGGTTGCCAATGGTATGGACGATTATTTAGGCGAGCTGGAAGTTGTAAGTGCAGATATTCCGTCTTTTCCTGTAAATATGGAGTACAAGAAATACGATATTGTATTTACTGTACAGACAGATGAAGGTGTTGCAATTGAAAACGCTAATATTCATATCAACGAAAAGGACTATCAGACTTCGCAGGGTGGTTTGGTAACGGTTCGTCTTTCTGACGGGCAGTATCCTTATACGGTAACGAAGGAAGGTTATGTTCAGACACAAGGTAATGTGGAAGTTTCCGGTAGCAACAAGAACGTATTAGCTCAACTTACCCCTATATCATATAATATTACGTTTGTAGTAAAAGATAACATGGCTTCGCCCAATCTTTTGCAAGGAGTGTCTATTGATATAGAAAATGAGGACAAGACAGTTACCACAAATGCGTCAGGAGAAGCGATAATCAGTCTAAAAGCTGGTAAATATACCGCTTCATTCAAGAAGAACAGCTATAAGACTGAAACTCTTTCATTTGAAGTAACTGGAGAGGCTACGTTTACGCAGATATTGAAGAAGATATGGAATCTTACCTTTAAAGTGACCGCCGCAGGAAAATCAGGCTTAAAAGATGTGACTGTCAGTGTAAGTGGACCGGCCATATTAAGTGGAAATACTGTAAGTCTTAAAACAAAAGATGATGGAACAACTGATCCTGTGCAGGTAATAAACGGTGCTTATGATTGGAATGCGTCACTCACAGGATATTCGCCGGAAGAAGGAGTGGGAAGTGTTCAGGATGCCGATCAGGAGAAAGTGATAGAATTGACTTATGGATTTGAAACTACATTTACAACTTCACCAGCCACACAAGGCGTTGAAATTACTATTGATGGTAATGATACAATCACAACGGGGCAAGACGGTATAGCAACAATAAATCTTTCCACAGGAACACATACTTACGCTTATTCAAAAACAGGTTTTTTAAACGGGACAGGAAATGTGCAAATCGAAGAAGCTGAAAAAAGTGTACAGATAACACTTGTTCCCGGAGCGACAGTTACATTCCATACAAAGGTAGGAAATTCTGCTTTGGCGGATGTAAAGATAATTGTAGGGCAAAGTAGCGCAAGGGCACTTCCTGAAACCATTGTAACAAACAGTCAGGGTATCGCGGCAATTGATCTTCCTACAGGGGATTATCAATATCAGATTCCTACTACAAGTATGGATAATCCTAATCTGGTGGAAGTGCCAAGCGGAACATTTAGTGTGGCAATTACCGCAAGCGTCATTGAATTGGATTTGGCTGATTATGTAAAATACAATGTTACTTTCCAGACTGTTCCATCCACACAAGATGTAGCTATAAGTTTTGCCAAGGCAGAATCTCCAGACACACCTGTTGCAAGTGGAGCTACTGCTTCTAACGGCATTCTTACTTTGACTTACAAGAACGGACAGTATATCTATACAGCAAAGAAATCCAGTTATAAAGATGTAACAGGTGAATTTACAATTGCTGGTGGAGATCAGAACATAACGGTTGAGATGCTTCAAATTTCAACGGTTACATTTACTGTAAAAAGTCAAAATGATAGTTCTCCTATTGAGAATGCTGCCGTTGAAATGGTGGATCAAAGCGATTCATCTAACAAATACAAAGGAACGACTAATTCATCTGGCGTAGCTACTATGACGTTTGATAGTAGCGGGTTTGAGTGGTCACAAGACAGTGATGCGGATTTTTCCGAGGGGTTGGATTTTTACACACCCAATGTATATACTCTTCCAACGCAAGACGTTCCATGGACTGCGGAAGAATTTAAATCCAATTTCCCTAAAGGATTTTGTGTAAATCCTATGACTGAATACAAACAGCCACCATCGGACACTGTTTCAAAATTGTTATTTTTTATTGAAGATACATTTACTAAAATAACGGGGCAATGGGATAGCAATCACAAGACATTTACTTTAAATGAAATTGTTCCCAAATCAAAGGATATTGAAGGCTATTTCTTTTGGGCGGATGCAGGTGGCACCCTTGCTTTTGGAGGATTGTTAGATCAATCTGCTAAAATAAATTTGGGTGATATAGATATGGGGATATCTGTAGAAAACATTCCAGAAAAATTTGATATTAGTTATGAAATTTCAGAAACAGGAAGTTCAGTATCAATGATTTTATTTAAGGAAGGTGTAATAGAGAGAATCCAGCTATCTAATTTTGCTTTTGGCATCTCCAATAATAGGGGGTCATATTTTGATATAAGTATAAAGCCAAAAGAAGGTGTAAATATTACTTTGGAAGATTGGAAGACTGTAAATAATGTCAAAATATCTTTCTATGGCAAAAAGGCAATAAGTTCGGATATTCCGGCTGACAAGGTTCTTTATGGGAACTATGATTATACCGTTACCCTGCCTTCTCCTTTGGAAGCACAATCAGGCACGTTGAATGTAAATGCGCCTGCCATCAACAAAGAAATTTTGATTGCAAATAATGTAGATGTAACATTTAAGGTAACTTCAAAACAAGATTCATCACTTATTTCCCGTCCCAAAGTTGGTGATTTTGTGTATGGTGACAAAACATGGTCAACTGAATTGGATAGTGCTAAAACTTGTGTTGGTGTTATTACCGATGTAAGAAGTAAGGATTTTGACTTCATAGGTTTGGAAAATCTGACTGCCAGTTTTTGGACAAATTCATTAGGCACTATTTCTGATGTAGTAACTGAAACAAATGAATCTTTAGCCATGTGTGACTTCGCAGGTAAGACAAATTCTCAAAATATCATACTTACGAAACCAACGGAAAGCACGGCGGCACATCAGTGTGCAGCTTATTCTACAGAAGGATTCGGTACAAATTCTTGGTTCTTGCCTTCTTGTGGACAGTGGGGTGTAGCTCAATTAAACAGAGTTAAGATTGACACTTCAATAAGTGCGACAATCGGTTCAGATCCATTGAGTAGTGGTTCATATTGGACTTCGACACAATATAATTCAAATGATGCTTGGATTTTTGGTTGGGTTAATGGCACAAAAAGGGGAACGACCAAAAGTAATTCATATACAGTTCGTCCTTTCTGTACCTATGAATACAATCCTGTTCCAAACGGTGTATATATTTATGATAAAGATAATAATCGTTACACAAAAGAAGAATGGGTATCATTTGGTAAAGGAGTGTCTGCTGTATGTGGTATAGGCATTTCAACCGATACCAATTCGTTCATGGTATCGACAGCCATAAGTGCCCAAAGCTATCCTTTTGGTGGGCGAGACACTTTGATTCCCAATGTACCGTTGTTAAGTTCTGATATACCAATCTCAAACTTAAGTAAAGCAACACATGGGTTTATTTACACTGATGTGATAATATCTGCTTTAGGAATTGACAACGCACTTGCGGCAAAATATGCTAAGACATATGCGTTTGGGAATGGACAAAGTGGTTATTTACCTTCATATGGCGAGGCAACAACTCTGTATTCTTACAAAACACAAGTAGAAGAGATTTTGAGCATGTTGGGTCTTTCTTTATGGGGGAGCCAATATATTCAAACATGTACCCAGTTTGGACCTACTAATAACGCGGCTCTTTATTGGCAAGATGGAAAATCTCTTCAACCAGTTAAAAATAGCAGTTTTATAGTTTTACCTTTTACTCTTCTTCCTTTGCCTAATCCAGCAATTCCTATCGAGAACGCTCTTGTAAAAATGACGTCTGCATCAAACAATTATCAGCAGAATACAAATAACAATGGAGAAGCTGTTATTTCTGCTGCATTAGGCGTTGATTATGATTATGAGGTCAGTGCTGATGGTTATGCAACGCAGAACGGGAAAGTCGGTGCATTAAATGAAGCGAAAACAATTGAGGTTACTTTGCAACCTGTAAGTGAGCTTACAGTAGTTGTCCATAGGAACACATTAGACGGGGCAACTGACATTTCCGGCGTACAGGTTGTTGTGACTGAAAATAAGGAAGGAGGGGTGCAGATGGCTTCCGGTACAACTTCACAAAACGGGACAGTCGTTTTATTTGTACCAGACGGAAGTTATAAAGTAGCTTTTTCTAAAGATGGATTTGAAAGCAAAGAGGAAACGGTTGAAGTAAACGGGAAAACTGCGCTTAACACCTTCCTTTTGCAGATATACAATACTATTAATGTTCAGGTAAGAAGAGTTGGACAAATGCAAGGTATGCCAAGCCAAATCCAACTAAAGGACAGTACGGGGCTGGAGGTGATTCAGACTAAAAATATAACCACTACCGTAACGTTCGCCAATGTCGCATACGGACAGTATATCTTGTATGTACCGGAAGGGGATTTTTCCAAAGAAACATCCCAAAGCATTACTGTGAATAGTGAAGGAATGCAGGTGCAAGTAAACCTTACTCCGCTGTATATGGTGCAAGTAAAAGTAAACCCTACTGGTGGTAATGTGGAATTTACAGATTCAGAAGGGCAGAAGCATACAGGTTCGGCAGGGCCAGCAACATACACGGCACGGTTTGACAAAATTCCTGCGGGGAATTATCAGGTTAAGATTACATCTTCCGGTTTCAGTGATTTTTCAACGACAGGAAGTATAAGTGGGGTTTATCAAACAAGTGTGAATTTGGAATACACCCTAACTAAACCGAACAAGTTGGTGCAGATAACAAGTAATCAATCCAATTACCAATTAGATACATCATATAAATACGTTTCCCTTTTGATAGTTGGAAGGGGAGGCGAAAAATTTGAGTATTGGCAATCTTGGAATGAATTTGCATTGATGGGTGGAACAACTGGACAAATTGTGTATATTCCTAATATATTGATGTCGGATATTTCAAATGGTCAAATAAATAAAATTACATTTAGTGGTGTTCCAAATGCAGGAGCTTGGATGTATGGGACGGAATATTCCATAAGATTAGGAATAACAACTTATGAATATAGAGCCTATAATGGGAAAGATAATGCTCAAAATGATGCCGATCGCCCCATGCCACAAAAAAGTATATTGGGCAATTATTCTGTATATAATGCAAAAAGTTCCGGTGGTTTTGCTGCCCACATGAGGGGTACATTCTATTGTAGTGGAAGTTATGGAAGTCAAAACGCAAAAGAAGAAACTTATTCTTTTACAGGTCCAAGAATACAACCGTCAGGTGCTCCAGGTGGTGATGGCAGATATGGATATAAAAGTTCTTATGAAGATACTGTTTTGAGAAAAGTGACTGAACCTATTCAATCCTCAGTTGTTATTCCTGTCCAATCTATTTTTGGAGGCACAAGTAAAGGTGAACCGGGATATCTGAACACTCTATCTGGACAAAGAACTGGTGCGTCTTCATGGGGAGGTGCGGGCTATGGCGGCTCTCATTTTACTTCTCCAGACGGAGGAACAACAAGAATTGCTGGGTATGGCTCTGGACAAGAATGTTCTCCGGCAGATGATGATGCGGGAAATATTACGAAACCAGGAGAAGGTATATTTTGTATATACTACCACAATGAACCTATTTGATAAACTAAAAGGAGAGTTTAATTGCTCTCCTTTTTTTGCTTTGATTATAAAAGAGGTACAAACTTACCGTGTTTGTTGAGAAAAGATTATCTTTGTGACAAGTACTTACTTAGATAAATCAAATTTAAAAATTTTCATTGCAATGGATATAATCAAAAGAACAGTAACAGCTAATTCAAATAAACTTGTTACAACAAATGGTGAAGCTGCACCTTCTTTAATCAGCAGTGCATGGAACTTTGCTACAATCGAAGAAGATATTGTTCTGATTGACCAAAATGGACAAAAAGTTCCGTTTGTAATCATTCCTCTTTCAGAAGGAGATATCAAAGTGGTTCTTTCAGGTGGAATGGAATACACCATTTCAGAAGCGGAAGTGAGCGCAAATTTGGGGTCACCTCTTATGTACATGGTTCAGAAGATTTTGAAAGAAGGGACAACGGCAACCAATCTTAGTATAGGTTTTTAAGGAAAGGAATTGACAATGAATTTAATAGGAAATATTAATGCAATTCCTTTTAGGAGATTTAGGGGAGGGGGCGGAGTAGCTCCTATTCCTCCTTTCCCATCTATTCCTGGCATGATTGCCAGATATTCAGCATTAGGTCTTACTAATGAACAAATGGCAGAGAACCCTGTATGGAAAGACCTTACAGGTAATGGGCATGATTTACAGATGAAGAATTTCGCTTGGAAGGGGATGTCCGGGGTAGGTGGATATACCGAGAACTATGGTAGCAATAGATGGTATAAGGTAGCATCAAGAATTGATACTACTTGGACTTATAAGTCTTTTAATGTAAAATCAATAAAGGACAACAATTTAGCTCAATTATTTTATCAATCACTATCAAGTGATACTGGATTTAGGGTTTTATCATGTACTATCAAAGTTTCTGGTTTAACAGACGGACAAGGAATTGAATATGTTTCTAATGGAACACAACAATTTGTTATAATGAGAATTGAAAATGATGGTATATATCATCTACCAAGTTTTGATTTTGGAGCTAAAAATGCTTATTACGGATTCAGGTTCTTAAAATTACAGGAATCATGCAACATTACCATCGAACAACTTCCCCTCTACCCCGGTGCACTCGTCTTTGACGGAGTAGACGATTACGGTACCTGTGATAACTTCCCTATTCTGACTAAAGAAAAGGGATATACGGTTGTGGCGTTGAGACAGTGGGATCAGGATTTCTTGAATACAACTTTGACAGGAGGACTGTTGTCAACTAGGAATTATTCCACAGGAGAAGGTGTAGCATTTGAAAAAATAGAATCCTCAAATAAGGGTTATTGGAATTTAGGTGCTGGAGGTATCATAGATTTTGCAAAATCACCATTTACATGGCAAACATCAAAACAATATAATAATGTTGGTATTTTAAAAGGTGACAAAAATCATGGAAAATCATTATGTGTAGGATGTGGATTGTCTGGAGGCCAACAGTGTGGTAGATTTGCTATCTGGAAACTTGTATTTCTCGACCACGACGCCACCGAAGAAGAACTGAACAAGATCAAAGACTACTTCGTCAAGACCTATCCCTGGCTCTTCCCCGACCAAGCATGGACAGTGGTAGGCAAAACCAACGAGGACGAAGATCGTGCTACTATTGCCAACATTACGGGCAATGGTAATGATCTTGTCTGTCTAAATTTGGGTTTTATTGAAGGGAGCGGGTACAATGAAGAAGGTGAATATGCTGGCTATCTGGTTACTGATGGGGTGGATGATAAGATAACTTCGTCTACATTTGAAATGGGTAATGATTGGACTGTAATAGGAGATTGGGAGCTTATAAATACAGGGAAAAATGACAATGCTGGTATTGTAAAATTTGATAGTATAGTCATTTATAATTATAATCCAATACTTATTAACATAAAAAATGGTAGAAATAATTTGATTCCCGATCAAAATACCGTTAATGCAATTTGTTCTGATGGCAGGATTTATTCAAAAGACTGGAAAGAATCTATTTATAATGAAGAAACGGAATCTACCAGTAAAAATCTCTTAACTATAGGATATTCAGGTAACAGTTATACTAAAATTGCTTTCAAAAACTTAGCGATTTATCCTACAGTCCTTTCCAAGGAAGATTGTATAAAAGCATATAATTATTTACAAACATTAAAAGCAAAATGACATGAAATACGCAATTGTAAACATCGTATGGGCAAAGTCCCACGGAGTAGAAGTCCTACCGGAAATGAGGACAAGTACGGATCAAAGCAAGGTAATCTTGCATGAGGAATACCTTGCACCCTTCGATGATGAAGATTTTCCTCGCTATAGTTTTAGCGATCCGTCTTTTGTCGAACTACTGAATAGTGAAGAATGGACTTATCCAGAAGGAGAACAACCCGTAATCAATAGGCAGTTCAGCAGATTATTGGCTTTGGACGAACTGGACAAGGAGGCTACAGAAGAGATAAATACATATGACCTTTCCCCGTCGGAAGCCTTACAGGTCAAAGATCGATACCCCGAATGGGAAGTTGGCATAGACGTTGTTAAAGGGCACAAATACCAATGTGACGGTGATCTTTGGGAAGCCTTGAAAGATCATAAAACACAGGAAAACTGGAAACCTAGCACAGCTACCCTAAGCCTGTGGAAAATAGTAGACGCAGAAGAACATTCCGGCACGATAGAAGATCCTATTCCATATAAGCAAAATATGGCACTTGAATTTAACAAGTACTACACGCAGGACGGAGTATTGTACCTCTGCATACAGGCTATGACACCGGGACCGTACGATTTAAAGGATGTGCCGGCGCATGCGCAGCCGATAAAGCAGTGACAAGCAACAGTCGGTTGGAATATAATAATCCCTGCAAGAAGACACAATCCTATTCTTCTTACAGGGATTATTATTTATATAGTATTGTTTTTTAATGATAAAGTGGCACAATTTTACGACAATGAATCTATTGTCGTATTTCATTAAGTTAAATATTTCTCTCCCAATTAGCTACTTAATACTTTTATGCTGAATTAAAAACGATCAAACATGAAAGATAAAATTTTCAACTCCTTAAAACAGAATTATTCAAATCTTGGGTTAAGTGATGAAATCTTGAAGGGACAGGCCGAAGCTCTTGCTAATACAGGCTTTGTAACTGATGAAAATCTACAGGCCGTTGTTGATGGTCAAAAAACATTCTTGTCTTCTCTTCAGAGTGGTATTGATAAGCGGGTAACTGATGCTGTCAATAAAGCAAAAGGGGAAAAGAAAGAAGAATCTGCTGGTGGGGGCGAGCAGAAAAAAAACGAACCCGATTTGCAGAAGATGATTGAAGACGTACTTACTGCAAAACTGCTTCCCATTCAAGAAGAGCTTAATGCTTATAAAGCAAAGGAACAGCAGGCTGTAAGGGCTAATATGATCGCTTCTAAGGCGAAAGAACTAGGTATACCGGAATGGAGAGTCAAAGAGGGATTTGCCATCACCCCGGAAATGGATGAGGCTGCAATTAACTCTTACTTGGCAGGCGTAAAGCAAAACATTGTTACCGCAGGGCTTGAGAGTAGTAACGCATCTGGCGTTCTGTCTACTTCAGAGGAAAAATCTAAAGAAATGGCTGAAGAATGGGCAAAAGGTCTTCCAGATGCAAATTAACCATTAAAAAATAGAAACAAATGGGAGTTAAATTCGAAGGTAAATCTTATGCTGGCAACATGCCGGTATTTTGGCGTGGAGAAGCCAAAATCCTCCCTGGAGGATATAAACTGTTGCAGACTTTTCCAAAAGGGACAGTAATTCCCAAAGGGACGCCATTACATATTGTTATCGGAACCCTTACTGCGGCTGTATCCAAATATGCAAAAGTCGTATCTGGCGGAACAACCACAAAACCGAGAGTCCCTAAAGGAACTTTATTTCAGATTAATGATATCGTAATGAAGGAGGGGGAAACAACCGGTGTTACGGTATCTTCCATTGATACGTCAAATGCAGATTATGATGTATTGACATTGTCGTCTGCTATTTCGGGGCTTGCGGCAGACGATGTTCTTATTGAAGCGACGGCTACAAGTAGTTCTGCGGCCAAGTATGAACCAAACGCGGTTGTTGGTGAAGACACTGAACCTTTGTCCGGCGGTGATCAAGACACTGTTTCGGCTGCGTATGACGCAGTTGTCCTTTTGGGATATACAGTGCAATTACCCGCTTCATGGATGCAGGGTATCTGTATGAAAAACAACCCTAATATTATTTACGTAAAACAGTAATACTATGGCAGAAAGATTAAAGTATAGTTCTCTTTTTGGAGAGCTCACAAGGCAAACTCAATTGCGTTTTGATGCGGTATCAAGACAACATAAGTTGTTATTCGATAACGTGTTCTATGAAAGATTTTTCAGTTGGGATTATCCTACCATTGGGTTAAATTTCGAAGAAATTAAGGGCAAGTATAATGTCACTATCGCGGCTGCAACAATTGACGATAAGTCGAAAGAACCGGTATTGGGCACTCATGGGCTTGAAACTATTGCTCAAAAGGTGCTCCACCATGCAATTACGCTGCCTTTGACTATCGACGACTACAGAAAGATTTTGCAAATTTTGGATAGCAAATCTATTCCGGAAGAAGCCGCAAAAAGACAGCTTATTGACCTGATGTGGGGTAATGTTAGAACTCCGGTTCAAGGCGTACAGGCAAAACTGGATATCATCGCTATGGGAGCGTTATCCAATGAAGGTATTGCCACATTGGATGAAACGAATAACCCTGAGGGTGGCGTTAAGACGACTATTGATTATAACATGCCTGCTGAAAATAAAGGTGAGGTTACTCTGAAATGGGATGATGAGAACATTGCTAATGTAGATGTATTCGAAGATATTCAGACCATCGTAGATGCTTTCTCCGATAAAGTAGTCTTTGATCGTATCTTGCTTGCTCCTTCTAAAATTTCTTATATTCTTCGAAGCAAGAAGATGAAGCAGGTAATTTTCGGAACAGATAAGCAGAATAGTCCATTGCTGCTGAATGATCTCAACGAATTTATGAGATCTAATGAATTGCCGGTCTTGGAACCGGTTAGACGTCAGTGTTTGATTCAGAACAATGGTACATTCACCCCTTACAATCCGTGGAATGCAAAGAACCTTGTCTTTATTCCTTCCGGCAGTTTGGGGACAATCAAAAATGCCTATGTCAATAACGAATTAAGGCCTGAATCCGGCGTTACTTATTCCAACTATGGTCGCATTCGTGTAGCTCAATGGGGAGTAGGTGAAACTCAGAACTCGAATGGTGTTGAGTTTGTAAAGGCTGAAACATTTGCTTTGCCTGTGATCACGGAGATCAATGGTATTGCGTCGTTGAACACAGAACCCGATTGATAATGAAAGTCGCTGATTACATAACACAAAAGATAGGTTCCTTCGGCATTGAATTGTCGGAGGCCGATCTTGTGGATATAACTTTGAATAGTTCTATATCACTTGAAAGTGAGATTGCTCAAGATAATATAAATGAAGTAAATAAGGCTATTGCCGAATTTATTCCATCATTGCTGGCTCGTCCTACATCTGTTAATGAGAGTGGGTTTTCTGTTTCTTGGGACAAGGATGGTATCAAAGTGTATTATTCATTGTTATGTAAGCAATTAGGCATAGAGGATGTTTTATCAAGTAGAATCTCTGACGCTTCAATGTATTGGTAATGTATTATGCACCTCACATATTAGAAAGGAAAGTCGTAAAGGAATACGAATACGACAAAGATGGCAATCCTATTCAGGGTACAGGCGAAGATAGTTGGGAGCTAGTTTGTAAGTGTAAATGTTACGATCAGAGTGCTGACCGTGCCTATACAGTTAATGGTGTTACTTACCCTTACAAATATCGTGTTGTGACAGAAAAGGTAAAAATTAATGCCGGAGATGTCGTTCGTGTTTTGAATGCTGACGGTTCTCTTCGTGGTGAGGGGATAGTAATCGATCCTATGACAACGGATTATCTAAACTATGGGCAAATATGGCTGGAATAATTACTGCTAAATATGATTTTTCAGATGTTGATAACTTCTTTGAAGAAGTTTTTAGCGAAGTATTCGCTCATCTTGTAGAGATGGGGGAAAGGGCTTATGAAACGGCTGTTAGAGAAGGAAAATATAACAATATTACGGGAAATCTACGCAGTTCGTTAGGCTATGTGGTGGCTCAGGATGGAAAGATAATCAAAGAGGGAGGATTTAAGCAGGTTCAGGGACGTGGAGAAAACTACGAAAAGGTATATTTCACCACCAAAGCGCGGAAAACAGTCCAGTTTTGGGCGCGAGGTAAGTCCGGCGATGGTAGTGATGGAAGCCGACAAGGTCTTGAATATGCGAGAAGCCTTGCCTGTAAATCGAAAGGTTTCACACTTATTGTCGTTGCCGGTATGGATTATGCAAGTTTTGTCAATAGCAAGGGATTACGTGTGATTGATGATGCAGAGATAACAGTAAGGACAATGCTGCAATGATAGTTACAACAGACATACAGACTATACTTTATAAAGATGCCCAAAAACTGGGAATCAAGAAGGTGTATAAAGACGGAGCGGTTCCCGAAGGAGACGTGAAGTCCGAGCGAGTTGTTATTATCGTTAATTCGGTAGAGCCGGGCACCTATTGGAAAGCAGGATTTGTTCATGTGAATATCTGTATCCCTTATCTTGATCGTAAAGGAACAGCTCCTCTTACAAGACTTAATGCTTTAGAGAGGTTGGCTGTCAAGGAATTACATGCCACTTCTACTTACGACGGTACATCTTATACATACGAGGTCGATACGACAAGGATAGAAGAAAACAGGGATTTAAAATGTTTCTATGTAAATGTGAGAATATTATTTCAAGTATTAAATGTAAAAGAATAAGAATATGGCAGGAAGAACAGTATCCGTGATTGGAGTAAAGCAAATTCTTTATGGAGAGCCATTAGAAGCAGCTCCAACTTATGCAACACTTGAATCATTGTTTACTTCTTTCAAAGAAGTTCCCAATGTACATCAAGGTACATATGAGTTTACCGAAGAAGACGGTACAACAACAGAGTATAAGGACGAATTGACCGGACAGACATACCGATCATCTTTTGAAGCAGGATCAGTAAGTCTAAACTGGACGATTGGCGCCTATGACTTTGACACTAAGGCAGAATTGATGGGTGGTAAACCATTAGATGATAGCAAAGGCTGGGAAAGAGGAAACTCAGGGGAACAGCGTTATAAATGCGTTGTTGCTGTATCTAATGATAATGTAGCGATTATTTTCCCTAAAGCAAATGTTATCGGGCGCGGAGCGTCTACCGATGGAGCCGTTGGTTTAGCTATTTCAGCCATTCCTTTGAAGGTTTCGACTACCATTGCATCAGAATATCAGTTTGATGTTGAAGGCAAAACTTTAAAGAGAATTTAAAGTACCATTAATGAATCACAACAGAAAGGGGCAGGCGGATACATTCTGCCCGTCCCTTTCTTGCTTAATATGAATATCCAATGAACAAAGCAGCAAATTTAGTCGCTAACGCTATTTTAGGCGATGACCTCAAAGTCGTCATTTTGGGAAGTAAAGCATATACCATTCAGTCTCCTACAATAGCTGTTATATGTAAATCAATAAAATATCTGTCTTGTATAGATCGTACCACAACAGGTAAAGAAGAACTGAATAAAGCAAAAGAAGATTTGGAGAATCTGCTAAAGGGATTGTCTGTTTTCATTTTTGACGATCCGAATAAATATACAGAGATTCAAGATGCGACAATGAAGGAATTGAAAGAAGCACTTGAAACGGTTATAAATCTAATCTCCGCAGAGGATTTTTTCGTCTGTGCCGCCTTAGCCGAGAGCGTGGCAAGAATGGCGGCGATACCAAAGTGATAGGCAATGAGACGATGATGGGGCAAATTGCCACATTCATGGAAACTTTAAAGCTAACTTATAATGAGATAGTGTATCGTATTCCATATAGAAATCTATTATTAATGCAAAAGGATATTCTACACCAAGTCACAGGTGATCTGATTATCGAGCGAGACGGACGTTATTTATTGAACCGGACAAAGAAAGAGGGGTAATTTATGGCAAAACTTAGTTTTGATGTTTCTGCCAAATGGCAAGAAGTGCAAAAACTCAGAGAAGAGGTAGAAGCTCTGAAAACGGCTCTTAAAGACTTTAATGTTGCTGGTGACATGAAGGGTTTCGAAGAGTTAAATAAGAAATATCAGGAATCGACACAGAAACTGAAAGAATATGAGCAGCAGGTTCAAAATTATCAACGTATTATAGATCAGCTTAATGTATCTAATGGAGTAATGGAAGGCGCACGACAGATGGCATCGGAGCTTAATAATGCTACGGATGTATTTGTTGAACAACAGTTGAAAGTCAAAGCCTTAAATGAAGATGTCAAGAAACTAAATAAGTCTTATTTGGCATTGTCTGATATAGACAAGAGGGGGCAAAAGGGATCAAATATCTTGACTGAATTAAAGGAAATAACTCACCAATATACAATAGAAAATGAGGCTCTAAAAAAACTCAGAAAAGAATATTCCGACAATATAAAAATAGAAGGGGTGGCAGCGGATTCTCTTGTTTCCCTGAGAAAACAGTTGTCATTACTTAATGCAGAATATGATCGTCTGTCCACTTCGGATAGAAAGGCCGCGATCGGAACCGATTTACAAAAGCAGATACAATCGTTGAATACCGAGATTAGTGCGGCAGAACAGGCTACCGGCCGATATCAAAGAAATGTAGGGAACTACGCTTCTTCTTGGGATTATTTAGGAATGTCAGTACAACAAGTAGCGAGAGAATTGCCATCTTTAGCTATAGGATGGAATACTTTCTTTTTGGCCATATCAAACAACCTCCCTATGCTTGCAGACGAGTTAAAGAAAGCGTCGGCAGAATACAAGGCTTTTAAAGCGGCTGTTGCGGCCGGAAACAATGATGTAGCTAAAGTGGCTCCTGTATGGAAACAGTTAATTTCGTCTATTTTCAGTTGGCAAACAGCGCTTGTTGTAGGTATTACTGTACTTTCGATGTATGGGAAAGATATTATTGAATGGACGAAGAATTTGTTTGGACTAAATAATGCAATAGATTCAGTTACAAAAACACAAAAAATATTAAACAGCTTACATTCAGATTCTGCAAAAAGTTCTGCGGAGGAGGTTGCTCAAGCCAAAATATTATATAAAATAACCCAAGATGCAACTCGAACAATTAATGAAAGAACAGCTGCTGCTAAAAAATTGCAAGAGTTATACCCAGATTATTTCGGAAATTTAAGAACTGAAATAATATTAATTGGCAATGCTAAAAACGCTTATGATGATCTATATAAAAGTTTGGAAGATGTCGCTTCTGCTAAAATTATATCAAATCAAATTTCTGAAAATGAGAATAAAATGGTGGATGCCATTAATAGGAGAAATGAAGCTCAAGCAAAACTTGTTGAATTGAACAAGGAATTAGAAAAACAGCAGAAAAGCAATGATATGTGGAATAGCAATGCCCCTGCAATTGCTGCCTTAACAGATCAAATAGGTTTATATACTAAAAAGCTCAATAATGCGAATGAGCAAATTAAAGCATTGAATGAATCAAATGATAAATTAATAGGGGCGTATAAGATAACATCTACACCTGAGACAGATATATTATTTAAAGACCTCTCAGCTATTGACACATATAAAGAAACTCTATCTAATCTGGATAAACAATTATCAATGTTCATCATAGATCAAGAAGAGTACAATAGAAGGGTAAATGAAGCTAAAGGAGAATTGATTGCTGCTGCTGATGCCGCAAATATAGGAGGATCTGCACTGGAGAAAATGCGAGATGAATATGTTGCGTTTAATAAGGCCTCTATCGGTAAAGAACAAACTGAAAAGCAGAAAAAAGAAGCAGAGAAACAAAAACAGGTTCAGGAAAGAATAAATAACGAACTATTAGAACTTAAACGTCGTAACGAGCAATCCCGGATTGATCTGATGGAGGAAGGTTCCGATAAGCGCATTGCCCAAATAGAATATGATTACGATCGTGAAATAGAGGCTATCCGTAAAAAGGAGAAAGAATGGAGAGAAGCACAAGGGGGAAAACTGACGCAAGAGCAGGCTGTTGAAATAAAAACGGCCGTTACGCAGGCAAAAACTACCCGTATGCGTTCTACTCAAGAAGTGGAATATGAGCAGGTTGAAGCCCAGCGTAAGGCTATGAATGATTATTTGAAAGAATATGGTTCTTATCAGGAGAAGAAAATGGCTCTTGCAGTCGAATATGGTCAAAAGATCGCTGATGCTGAAACGGAAGGCGAAAAATTGATGCTTGGTAAGCAATGGGATAAAGAATTGCTTGATCTTGAAATTAAGACCAAAAATTCTTCAAATGCTATTATTGCTCTTTTTGGAGATATGCGCGATAAATCTTTGAAGGAGCTGCAAGAACTTGCTTCAAAAGGTCAGGAAGCACTTGATTTTATCAAAAATGGTAAATGGGACGCAACTGTTGGCTCAAAACTAGGTATAACAGAAGATGAATTTAGACGCTGGCAAGAAGCACCGGAAGCTATACGGCAGGCCAGTGAATCGCTAAGGGGAGTAAAAGATCAAGCAGAGACTTTACAGCCTGCATTTGATAAAGTAACACAAGGCTTAAAACGTTTTTTCGCCGCAGGGAATGATCCTAAGAAATTAACGGAATCATTGCAGCTTATAAATGAAGGTGTAAATGAGGTTACTTCTTCGGTCCAATTTTTGTCTAATACATTTGGCAAGCTGGGCGACTCGTTTGGTGGGGTATTTAGTGGTATAGCTGAAGGTTTGAATATCGCAATGGATGCTGTTAATTCGACAATGCAAGGAGCGCAAGCCGGAGCAATGTTTGGTCCCATTGGAGCCGCAGCTGGAGCAGCTATTGGCGTCGTTTCTTCCTTGGCTTCCGCTATCGCTAAAATTCATGATAAAAAGAATGAAAAGCGCATCCAGAAATTACAGGATCAGATTGATGTACTTGATGCGTCATATGAAAAGCTGGGAAGGTCTATAGAAAAGGCTTATTCTACAAGTGCTGCACAGCTTATAAGTCAACAGGATGAGCTTTTAAAGCAGCAAAAAATACTTATTCAGCAACAGATTAAGGAAGAACAGAACAAGAAAAAAACTGACGATGACCGAATAAAGGAATGGCAGAAACAATTAGAAGATATCGATAACCGGCTTGAGGAAAATAAAGAGAAGGCTGTAGAGGCTATTACGGGTACCGATGTAATGTCTGCCATTGATGAATTTGCACAAGCTTATGCTGAAGCATGGGCTTCGGGAGAAGATGCTGCAAAGTCTTCAATGAAAATTGTTCAGAATCTAATAAAAACAGCCATCATAAACTTTTTAAAGGACAAGCTTTCTCCTTCTGTAGAAGAGTTTATGAATAAGCTGGCGGATTATATGTCTGACGGTATCGTGTCGCCATGGGAAGAAGCCGAATTGAATAAGTTGAAGGAAAAGATGGACAAGGAGGCACAAGAAATATTTGAAAATTCTGGCAAATGGCTAAAGGATGAAAGCAAATATGAGCAACAGGCAACAAGCGGAGGATTTGAAGTAATGTCTCAAGATTCAGCGAATGAATTGAATGGGCGATTTACGGCTTTGCAAATGATTGGGGAAGAAATTCTTTTGTATTTGCAGAGTTCTAATCAGATTGCAAATCTGCTGTATATAAGTGCAAGTATTGATTCGATAAATATAAGAATTGCGTCATTGTATGATATTGCAGATGAAACTCGCGTGATGATGGCTAATATATATATAGAATTGCAGCAAATTAGTGATAATACCGGAGATACGGTAAAGCAATTAAAAGAAGTAGTTTCCAAGTTGACAAAGATAGAAAACAATACAAATAATTTATAGTATGAAAGTTCATGATATAATGCAGAAAGCAATCTCTTTAGGTGCTTGTTGTGAGTCAGGAAAAGCTACAGACTGGAAAAGTTTGTGTTGGCTTTTCTTTTCCCCACAAGGTCGGGAGTTTTGCGAACATAACAACTATCCACCCCTAGAATCATTTAGGGGGATGGCCAAGAATGTGAAACCGTTTGGGGTTTATGTGGATTGTGGATATATTGAACTCTGCAATAAACCAAATGTTGCAGTAGTAGGAAATACCATTGCGAGCTTGTCTTATGATGATAATACAAAGGTTCATAAGGTAATGCTCATGCACGGGGGAAAGGCTAAAATAGAAGCAACTAACTATTCCGTGATATTAGTTGTAAATATCGGAGGATGTGAGGTCGATATTATAAATGACGGAACTGCAAAAATATTATAGATTATGTTGGGAGACTTATTTATAAACAGTAATGATGCTTGGGGAACATATAGGGTTGCTATGGGGGAAAGCTTTATTCAGAACCTTCTTACTCCTGCCGGCAATAAGGATTTTATAGAAAGCGAAAGCCGCCTTGAAAACGGGAAGATGGTAATATATAACAATCCTAAAATTTCAAGTCGTGATGTGACATTGACATTTAATATTCACGGCGATACTCCCGAAGAATATTTATCCAATTATGCAAAGTTCGTTTCGGAACTCCAGAAGGGGAAAGTTATAGTTCGGGTTCCAGCTATTGGCATGTCCTTTATTCTTGTTCATAAAAAATCTACGAGTTTTGCTCTTGACAGGTCGCGTATGAACAGCCGGTTATCTGTTAAGTTTGAAGAGCCTAATCCTGATGATAGAGATTAATTCACGACAATCATATTATTGTCGTATTTAGGAAGTTCAGAAAATTGGACTTCCTTTTTTTATCCCTGAACTTTGAACATATGATTGATATAAGGGACATATCAGACAGAATCAAGTTGTCAGTATCAATAGGATCGAGTTCATTGCATCGATTTGAGCTGATGAAAGAGGATTATATTAGTATTGTATTCTCTTTAGAAACTCCGGTACGATTGGAGATAGGAGACAATGTTGATTATGAAGGCTCGCTTTATTATATAACAGATAAAGTATACCCAACATTTAATACTTCTAACGGTGGATATGATTATACACTCAGGCTGGAATCACATTATTATCGATGGAAGAATCATATACTTTTTTATGATCGACAAGGAAATAAAGAAGCATCTTGGAGCCTTACCCGTTCCCCGGAAGCGCATTTGAGCATTGTCGTTTCCAATCTCCGTGCAATAGGATTTACTTTTAAAGGCAAGGAATATCAAGCTATAGTGGATAGCACTGTTGATCCTGTAGCTAAATTTGTGCAGTATAACAACACAAACATCATAGATGCTCTGACAAAAATAGCGGAGGCATGGGAATGTGAATGGTGGGTTGATGGGGATAAAATATATCTTGGACATTTGGAACATGGGGAACCTGTAAACTTGGAAATAGGGAAGGAAATATCTTCAATGTCAAGGAGCCAGAGTCAGGATATTTTTGCAACAAGACTATATGCTTTTGGATCGTCTCGAAATCTCCCTTCTGACTATCGGAAGGGAGAAACGGGGGCAGTCGTCGAGGGTGTCGTCCAAAAAAGACTGATGCTTCCTGCTGGGACTCCGTATGTGGATGTTATCGAAGGCTTGGAGGAAGAGCAGGTTGTTGAAGCGGTCATTATCTTTGAGGACATCTATCCTCGTGTGACCGGAACGATAACTGAAGTAATTCCTAAGGAAATCACGGATGAGGATGATTCTGGCGATCCTATCACATTCACTGTATATCGGTTCAAGGATGCGAATTTGACATTTAAAAAAGAATATATTCTTCCCGGACAGGACTTGCACGTCATATTTCAGACCGGTCCCCTTTCGGGAATGGATTTTGCTTTGGAATTCAACCCGGAAAGATTGCCGGAAGATAACCCGGAAGCGCAAGTGTTTGAAATAGTACGCAATGATACTTATGGACAGACTTTGCCAGAAAGCCCACTTATTCCAGGTATAGGGAATAAATATATCTTGTACAATTTTGATACCCGTTATGTAAATGACGCTCTAATTCCACAGGCTGAACAGGAACTTTTGGAAAGAACGATTGCATATAAGGACAAGGTCGTTTCTGATCCTTCGACATATACATGCAGTCTTAATTCTTATCGGGTTTCCGGTTATGATGAAAACAATGGGTTGTTAAATCCAGAAAAAGAAATCAACCTGTTGCCAGGGCAAAAAGTAAACCTTATAAATAAGGCGTATTTTGAGAACGGTCGTATCTCTCGTGTAATCGGCTTTGAGAAGAAGTTGGATATCCCCTACGATTCCCCTGTATACACAATCGGGGAAAGTGCAGCCTATTCCCGATTAGGGGAACTGGAACAAAAGTTAGATAATATTCAGTTTAAAGGGAATACTTATGTGAATCAAGGTGGCGGCTTTGGTGTTTATATCGTGAAAAAGGATGATGCTACTGCTGCTTCAGATGAAAATGTATTTTCAGCACTGCGTACACTATATGAGATAAATAAGGCTTATGTAGACATAAGTGATATGTATCTTCGCAAAGATATCGACGATACCGCCCACGGGAATATACTTTTTGACAAGAAGATCGGCTCTTCCATTTTCATAGATGGCTGGGAAGGTAAAGGCTGGGAGATCCAGAGTACGGGCGCCGCCATATTGGATTCGCTTCGTGTGCGGAGTGATATCTATGTGGGGGGCAATACCGGATCGCCAACTTTTGCATCCGGTTTTACCGGTTGGGGATGGCAGATAGACACACCGACGGCCACCGGGGAGATGGACAACCTCTTTATTCGAAAGACATTCACTGCTTACGAGATTGTCTATTCCCAAATTTACGGTTTAGGAGGTAGCCAGATTGTTTCTGACATCAACAAAATAGCCAGAGTAGAAGTGATGTCTGACCGTTATCGCTGTTATATGGACGATATGGATGGTCTTATGCTTATGAACCTGCGTAAGGGTGACGGTGTCAGGATACAGACACGGACGGGAACGACCAGTATCAAGTATCTTTTCGGACGTTGTATCGGTGTGGACAGTGACTATTTTGATATAGCTATTCCTCTGATAGAAGGGACAGGGCAACCGGAAGCCGGAGATTTTGCCCTTCGTTGGGGTAACAATGAAGATACGGACCGGCAGGGATTGATATATCTAACAACGGCCGATAGCGGTGCGCCATTTATCGATGTGTACGATGGTATTACTGATGCCAGCACCGAAGGCAAGTTGAAAGCCCGTATTGGACACCTGACAGGAATCAGGACACAGAGAGGCGATCAGTTGTCTGGTTATGGGGCTTATTTGAACGGGATATACGTTGAAAACTCGACATTCATTCTTCAAAACGGAGATACCATTGAGCAGACTTTTATTGCCATGAACGGCAAGTTTGAAAGCCTTATTGATAGTATCCGTAACGACATATCCGCCGAAGGAGGTAACATCCTTGTAAACTCTTCTTTCAGCCAGAATACAAACTATTGGAGAGCCGCAAATAACGTTCATTTTATCAACGTAGGTGGAGAATATCTTTGGCTGGATGGTAGCTTCTATGTAGAAAAGGATCAAGTTGCCGATATTTATAATGACAACGGTCAAAACGTTCTGCGAATAAGGAACACGTATATCCTTCAGCAGAATGCTATAATGAATATCCCGGATCACACGGAAGAAGAGGAAAAAACGTATTCTTTCTCTTTGTTCTATAAGGTGCTCCGTCCCGGTTCTTGCGGTTTCGGTATTCCGGGGACCGAGTTGTATCATGAAGAGCAGCTATCGGAAAGCGACAGCTATCAAAAGCTGTCTAAGGTCGGGAAATGGAACGGGAAAGGTGATTTTGAACTGAGGTTCACTGGTGAGATACTTATTTATGGTGTAGGGCTGTTTGCTGATGAGATTGCGGATGCTATTGTACATCTACAAACTCAAATCACACAAAACGAAGAAGAAATTAAGTTACGTGCAACTAAAGATTATGTTGATGCCGAGACCGGTAAAATTTATACTAAATATGATACCTCTTTATCTTTAAAGGCAGATAAAGCAGAACTTACTTCGTTTAAGGAAGAATATGATGAATTCCAGCAAGTTGTACGAAGGGATTACGCTACTCAGTCCTGGACAAGTAGTAAAATACAAACCGAGGTGGGATCTTATGTTGATGGAGCTTTAGTTGGATATGCTACAACAAGTTGGACAAGTAGCCAGATATCATCTTCTGTAAAAGGACTTGCAAGTGAGAGTTTTGTTAATCAAACAGCAGAGGGTTTAAATATCAATATAAATAATTTAGGGAATAGAGTTGATAGTGTTGAAGGTGAATTAGATTCCGTGACAGATATAACCGGTGCATTTTATTCTTTTGGATCAAACAAAATGAGGTTAAATAGGCGTATAGAAATGGGATCTGGTTCTAATTCATCCTTTGTCTGTTTAGCGGGTATGTCTCCTGATATTACAGGTCCTGCATTTTGGGCGGGGAGCTCATGGGAAGATAGAGCAAATTCTGCTATACGTTTGGGGCATGATGGTGCGGGATGGTTAGCTAAGAAAAATGTTTTTTGGGATATAAATGGGAATACCCAAATAACAGGTTCTTTGCAAACAAGTTCAGACGGGAAGAGAGTGACAATAAATCCTTCTAATTCTGATAGACTTATATCTTTTTACAATAATACGACTCTTGTTGGGAATTTAGGTATTGATACAGAAAATAATTATGCCTATCTAAAACTTGGTCCTAATTCAGCGTATAATATAAGATTGTCAACAGCCGGTCTTTTTTGGAATTCTCCCACAAACGACTTGGTATTTAATCTATATCAATATGGTGGGGTTGTACATATGAATGCGGCTTGGCCCACAGATCCGAATTCTTTAGAAATAAAATTCAGGAGAGGGGAAATTTATGTGGATTCAAATAATTATCTAAGAATTAGTCCTTTATAGTAAAATAATTAAAAAAAGAATTATGAAAGTAAATTTTCACATTAATTTAAAAGAGTTTGACGGAACAGATGCAGTAGAAGAAAAAAAAGTAATGCAGGACGGACGAGTTGTTACGGTAAAAAGCCCTGTAATTATAAATGATCTTGTAGGAAAGGCATTGTATAACGGAGGTGGGCTTGAACGTGCAGGGAAGGCAGATACCGATAACGACTATAGATTTAAGGCCTATAAACTTTGTCAAAAAATAATTGCTTCTACGGGTGAAATTGATTTATCTCCAGAAGAACTGGTTATGGTCAAACAGGCTGCTACAATTTATAGTGCCGCCGGAGTATATGCACAGATTGTTGAACTTGTAGATCCTGAAAAGTAATATGGCGACAAAGTTATCTTCTATACAGAGATCCGTGTATAAAAATACAATAGGAGATGTTGATATTCAATACAACATTTCGCAAGAGACGGGAAAAGATGCAACAAATATTACCGGAGTTTTAAAAAAAGGTGAAGTTCGTCTTGGAGAAATAAACATAGCCGTAGATGGTACAATGAACATTTATACCCATCCCGGCTTGAATAACGACGAGAAGAAAAACATCGTATCTACGGTTATTGACGATGTACAACAAATTTATAACGAGTTGAATCAATAATAGATTAACACCTATGGCAGCAGGAGATATCATATTATCAGACGGGACAACGATCACGCCGGAAGACTTGCAGAAGATTGCGGCAGCGGTGGAGGATTTGATTGCGTCTACGGCGAAAGATCCGGGGCAGTACGAAGAGGTTGATTCTCTTGTGGGAATTTCGTCTTTGCCGACCTTTCAGCAGTCGGGAAACACGTTTAAAACGGTTCGTGCAACCATCAAAGCGTTGCAAGGCGTGGATGGTAAAACCCCGCAGTTTAAAATTGGTACGGTATCAGAAGGAGATTCTCCATCTGTTACATTGACACCTGGAGGTGCGGACGGATCGGGAAATCCGATATACAATATCAATCTTGTCCTGGCAAAAGGCAACCCCGGTGATCCGGGTACAGACGGGAAAACTCCCAAGTTTGAAGTCGGGGAGATTGTTACATTGGAACCGGGACAGCCTGCTACCGTACAAATATCATTTAAAGAGAATGATGTTGATGGCTCTCCGATATATGAGATTTCTATGTCGTTGCCTAAAGGTAGCAAAGGCGATGCCGGGGATAGTGGTAAAACTCCCATCTTAGAATCCGTCAACGCCACCTCTGGTGAAACCCCTTCCGGCAGCTTTACCAAGAACGGAGTAGACGAAGAAGGCAATCCCAAATACATTCTTAACCTGACTACCCCTAAAGGCAAAGACGGTCAGCCGGCAGTCTTTGAACAGGGGACAACGACAACTCTTGATCCTTCAGAAGAAGCCAGAGTTGAAGTTGTTGAGAATGGAGAGACGCCCGAAGGTAACCCGAAGTACATTTTGAATTTCTTCATTCCCCGTGGTCAGACGGGACCTGCCGGATCAGGGACGGGTAATGTGCTTGTTGACGCTGCTGGGCTTGTTTCAGGAAAGAAGTATTTGTTTGTTCCGGATTCAGACAACAGTTCATCCGGTACGTTCATGGAATATGCCGAACCGGCCATACCAACCAAAACAAGTGATCTGACCAACAATAGCGGTTTTATCACAAAAGCGGTAAACGATTTAACAAATTACTATCTAAAGTCTGAAACATACACAAAGGAAGAAGTCCAGTCTTTGATATCAGCCATTAATAGTGTAACGCTTCAGAAGGTTGAATCTCTCCCGGAAATGAGGGAAAGTAATGTTATCTATCTTGTCCCCAAATCCGGGTCGGGAAACGATATCTACGACGAGTATATCTTCATAGACGGGAAGCCGGAGCATATTGGTAGTACGCAGGTCGACTTGTCGAACTATGTGCAGGAAGCTCCAAAGGACGGAAAAACCTACGGGCGTAACAATGGGGCGTGGTCGGAGATAGTGGCGAGCAATCAGTATCTGGATGTTGCAACTTTATTCCCAGAGGAGAATGGTACATTGTCAGATGAAAATTATCAAAAGGTAGTTGATGCAGTAAATAAAGGAATAACAACAGCGAGAATTGAGACTAACCCTTATGGATTTGGGCCGATAACAATTAATAATTCTACTGAAATATATGGTATTACAACAAATATTTTAGCGGTAGACCCCAGTGATCGTTCTATATGGTTGACAATAATAGCCATAATTATTAATAAGAGTGACAAGACCTATACTTTGGTATCTAATCGACAAAGTTTACAAAATACTGGCTCCGGTACAAAATACCTCTCCAACAACGGTCAATACCGCACTCCCCCCATCGCCACCTCCGCCACAGCGGGGTATATGTCGGCGGAGGACAAGAAGAGGGTGGATGATATAGTAAACTTCGGCACAGGGAGTAATTCTGTCACCACTCTTGTGAATATACCGACAAGCAAGAGGTTGGTTAAGGCTACCCTATCCTCCACTTCAAACCTGTCGATAAATGAGTCTGCAAGGGCACTGAATGTAGGCGAAGAGATATATCTTGATTGTAATCCTACTGCTTCTTTTACGCAGCCTATCCCCACTACTGGCAGTTTTAGATCAATGTCCGGTAGTTCTATTACCACTACTTCCGGCGTGCCTTTCGAGGTGTCCATCTTGAAGATAGCTACGAGTGGTGTCATGTATTCAATAACCGTTAAAGAGCAGGATTGATATGTTGAGAAGAAGGACGATGGGGAATAAGAAGTTGGTATTGTTCCAAAAAAGGTTTTACCCGGCAGGGAATTACACCTGGACGGTTCCACCGGGATGCACGGAGGTGGATGTGTTTCTTGTCGGAGGAGGGGGTGCAGGACATAATGGAAGCGGTGGAGGTG